AGAGCCACTAAAAAGGATGTAAAGGGAAACCCTTATCCCGTGTTTCAATGTAATGATTGCAACAAAACCTACTCAGGTAAGAAATATAATCTTGACACACAGAACTAAACCGTTAACCACCTTAACCACCCTTAAAAATATGCCCCAATTTTACCCTAACCACGTCCCTGATGATGTTTCCCCCTATATAAGTGGTTATTTAACGGCCGCAGAATGGTGTTGTCTGGGGGAAAATGGAGGGGAAACCCCTAAAATGGGTCACGGTTTCACCAATAAATCCAAAGAAAAAGCCGCACGGGATGTAGAAAGATTCTTAAGCGAAAACCAAGAGGATATTAATATCTTTCTAGAGTCTGGGTTTAGCGAAGAACTGGTAGGTCATAACTTCTACCTAAACCGTAATCATCATGGTTCTGGGTTCTGGGATGAGAACGGTTGTGATAAGGCTGTATTAGACCGACTTTCGGAGTCCTCAGAAAAATTTGGTGAGTGCAACGCTATGTCCATACGAGGATGGATTTACTTAGACTAGAGTTAAACTAAGTTAAACTCAATCTAACCTAGTTAAGTAGGGAGTGTGACAGTTCCTTAACTGTCCACTAGACTTTCCCCTTAAACAATGCCATAATAGTAACATACCAAAGAGGGAACCGATTATGACTACTGAAAACTCCCCCACAAAAGTAATTTTTCGTAAATGGGTAAAATACTCAAATAGTATTATAGCCATTTTTCCAGAAATCGTCAGTTGCGATAACCCCTATTACTGTGAATCATGGGAATATGTAGGGGGGCATGGTGGATGTGACCCCCATTGGGTCGTTAGTGATACTGTACCTGCTAGTCCAGACGAATATGCTTGGTATAAGAAATTCCTAGAGGAACACTACGGGTATCAACTCAAGGTGATAACCAGAAACCGTCGGGAGTTCCTAGAAACCAGAAAAGCTGAATTAGCGACATACGCATTCTAAACTCAACTCAGGGTTAACCAAAATTTAACCAAGTTAACCCTTGACAGACCCGAAAAACACTGCTATAATGGACACATACCAAAGAGGGAACCGATTATGTTTACTTACCACTGGTATCTAGAAACACTGTTAACCTGTGAATTACAAGAAATCTATGCGCAAATCTTAACCTGTGAGCAGTTACTAGCAGAAGATGGATTAGAAATTTCTGACTTAGAAAACCCACTGAGGGAAGTACACTTGTACTACTGGGATGACAAAGTATTCTATCAGAATTTATCCCAAATGACAGTCAACCGAGATGTATTGATAGATGCTATAGTGGAATGGGTAGAGGCATTCCCACCTAATCAAGAGGATGTTACAGAGTTCTATCTAAGCCCGTATGGAACATTTAAGTTCTAAACCTTAATTAAGGGTTAACCAAAATTTAACCAAGTTAACCCTTGACAGACCCCCGAAAAAGTGCCATAATGAAAACATACCGACAAGGAAAAAAAAATGAAAGAATTTAAAGAATGGTTTGAGGAAAATCTCTCCGAGTATGCTGAGGATATTGTAAATCATGGGGTGGATTGTGGTTTTCCCGGTGTAACAACATATTCGGAATGTGTCGAGTTATGGGAAAAATATGGACAGGAAATCTGGGATTATGCAGTTGAACAAGCGGAACAATTGGGCTGTAAAAACGTGGCTGAGATGATTTCCTCTTTCAAACGGGCTGATATGTTAGAATCTCTAGATGAGTTTTATAATCTCATGGTGTGGTATGCCTGCGAAGAAATCGCCCGTGAAATAACCGACCGGCAGGATGAAGATTCCTTAGACTAACCTAAATCAAGGGTTAACCAAAATTTAACCAAGTTAACCCTTGACAGTCCAGAAAAACACTGCTATAATAGTAACAACCAATCAAAAAGGAAGCCAAAATGTTATTCATACTAAGCGAAAGATTCCAAGACAACCTAGTGCGTGAGGGGGTATACTTTAGTATCTATAGACTGGATGATGTAATATACCTAGTCCCAACTTTAGAATTTTTTCAAGAATTAGAGGAAAATCCAAAGTTTTTCGATAAACCTGTAGATTACTTATGGTTTGACTTGTTAGAGGATGCCTTATGCGACGAATGGTTATCTCCTCGTGTTGAGGGTATGGAAGATTACTTTTTCCTGACTGATGATTATTACTATGATTATGATGGTGAGGTAAGTATAATTTATGACCGATTATGGTTCATAGACATTGCCAATCATTTCCCTTATTCATTGGTAGAAATTCTTAAAACCAAAGGTTATATTGAATTGTACCGGTTTAAATAGTTAACTCAGGGTTAACCAAAAATTTAAACTGGTTAACCCCTGCAATACTCCCTAACCCAACCAATAGGGTAGGGAGTTCATTGCAGGTGCGTGTAACGGTTAGTTCACCTATACCTATACGGGTTATGTGGAGGTAAAGATAGACGGCGAAGTGTACAAGTTTCCATTATACCCACTGATAAGAAATTCTAATGGTTGAGGGATTGACAATACCCAGTAAACCCTGATATAATAGTAACATACCTACAAGGAAACCGATTATGTCTCAATTTAGAATCGTCTATCAAGTAGTTTCACTAAAGTCAGCAGTCGATGGGGAATATTCGGAACAAGGATTTTATTTTAAGGGTTATCACTGCGAATATGACCCAAACCTAGAAACACTAGATATAGAAGAAGATTACTGGCAAGAAATATCGGAGATAGGCTTGGATGGTCTAATCAGATTAGCACACAGTTTAGGGATAGTCGCTAACAACGACGACGACTCAACAAATTGGTTTTCCAGTGAAGACCCAGAAGACCCAGACCCAGACAAATACTACCAAATATCCTACTCCCTACATCTTCGCTCAGAGCGTTACGAGTCTCTATTCCGACGAGTTAATCTGTTATTGTTTGAATATGATTTTGACTACTGTGTACTTCACGAATAATTAACCCATGCAATACTCCCTAACCCAACTAATAGGATTAGGGAGTTCATTGCAGGTGTGTGAGTGGGTAGGTTCACCTATGCCTATACGAGTTATGTGAGGGTAGAGATGCAAGAACGGGTACAACGGTTACTAGATAAAACCAAAAATAAATAAATCCTAAAGGCTACCCTCAGATAAGGTAGCCTTATCAATTTCATAAGCAAGACTTATATAAGTTAAACTATCTAACGGATAAGCTAATCTTATATTAGTTACCGTTATCAATCCCATAAGAAAGATTAATGATTGACCTACTTGACAGACTCCCTATAATGTTGCTATAGTAGATACATGAAAGAAAACAAACCCACCCCAACAAGTACCTACCATGATTTACCATTATCAAATAGGTTTCCCTAAAGATTTCCAGTTTCCTACAGCTAAACGTAGCCTGCGGTACACCCCCCATGCACGGATAGAGTCCAAAAGAGACGGTGTAATTAATTTACCGTCTGTCATTAACCCCTCAAGCGGTAAGTTGATAGAATTAAACTTGACCAGACAGTTTCCTCGATATGTTTACCGTTTCCCATACTCAAACACCAAAGACTTAGTTATGGTGTTTTCTGCCGAAACCCCCCTACACTGGACAGTCGTTACGGTCTGGTTAAACGATACTACCGATTCCCATAAAAGCCTAGACCGTACACGGTACGCTACCCCTGCCTAGAAAAAATAGTCAAGAGTTAATCCCAACCCATTAGTAATTATTATAACCCTGATAAGTTATTCTAATATATTAACTCTTGACAGACCCTAAAAAGTAAGGCATAATAGAAACATAGAACGGAGATGTGCAATGAACAAAATTTATACACTGGCAGTAATTATTTTATTGGCTCCTTTTATTCTGATGGTGGTTAATCTCTCTCAGGAATCACCACTGACGAATAATAAAGTCTGTATGGACTTGGAAGTGGTCAGTGGTGAATGCAAACCCTACTAAGTGAGACAGGACGGAACTAACTATGGACTTAATCTCAATCACAACCGTATGTTCATCAACCGTACACGGTACGCTATACCTACCTAGAAAAAATAATCAAGAGTTAACCCCAACCCATTAGTAACTATTATAACCTTGATAAGTTATTCTAATACATTAACTCTTGACAGACCCTAAAAAGTAAGGCATAATAGAAACATAAGCAAAGGGTTAACCCACTCACTTCACCGGGTTAACCAAATTCAAACCAAAACAAGAGGTACTTTAAATGTCTAACTATCAACTAGCTAATCTTATCTTAGGTGAGACGGTTCATCTCAGTATTTCTGTTCTAATGTTCTTTGCATCGGTATCAGCTTGTATCCACTTCATTGACGAGGTTTTTAAACAAACACAGCCTAAAACCCCCCCTGAATTTTTTGTAGGGGTAGAAACCCCTCCGACCATCGTTGAACCTGTCCCTGCCCCCCTTGAACCTGTCCCTGCCCCCCTTGAACCTGTCCCTGATTTTACCCTTGCAAACCTGTATACTATCAGGGAATTGAAAGCTATGGCCAGCAAGAGAAAAGTTAAAAACTATGGACGGTTAACAAAAATCCAATTAGTTGAAGCTTTAACCTCAAAAGACTAACCCCTATAAGGATTTCCTATGGTTGAATGATAAGAAATCCTTATTAATTAGGGCTTGACAACCTAGACCCAACTTTGCTATAGTGGACACATACCAAACAACAGAGCAAAAATTATGATTCCTAACTTAGAAACAGTTCAATCCAGTGCAATCCTAGCTATCGGGTATGATGACAACACTTTAAGAATCGTGTTCAATAGTGGCCGTGATTACCTGTACCACGATGTACCACAGGATGTATTCCAAGACTTAGAATTGGCTGAATCAATCGGTCGCTATTTCAATACTCATATTCGAGACAATTTTGAATCGTCTGAATTGGTTCAAACAAGAGTAAACCGACGCTAGACATCTTAAACGGGGTTAGATTGGGTTAAACCCACCTAACCCCCCCATTAAATCCAAAACCCACCCAATCAAGGGTGGGTTTATTGCAGGGGGTGGGACTATACGGTTCCGTAGCGGGGGATATGACTACGGTGGGTCTCAAAGAATCCTACCATGATAGCGGCACTGGTATCTTTAAACTCTATATACTTTCCCTCATGTAGTAGTTTGTAAGACTGGTCAAGATAGCTTTTCTGTTGCCCGTAAATGCCATCTATAGAGCCATCTAAGTCACTGGTGAGCCATTCCATCGTTTCCTGTCTTAGGTCGTCTAATTCAGGCGTTATTTGTTGACCTAGCATTTTTGACATAGTACCATTGGTACGGGCATGGATAGCCTCATCTCGACTAATCTCGGCGGCCACACTAGCCAACTGTACACCGCCTAGTCTACGGTAGATGGTTAGTACGGGAAAGAATACAGATTGTTCAGCAATCCAAGTGACTAAGATGGGGTGGTATTTCTCACCCATCTTGAACCATTTTTGGATGATTTCTTGAGATTCCTTTTCTATCTCCTCTTTAGTCTCACGGTCACATAGAGTTAAGTTACGGTAGCAATAATCTAATTGCTCATCGTGTTTTTGCTCATCCTTAAAATTAGAGGCCAACAAACGTAAGCCATCTTCGCTTAACCAATGCTTTTCCCGTCTGGCTCCTTCTTTAATCCATTCGCCAACGGGTAGTTCTAATAACCGTGCCTGAAGTGCTTTCTGTACGGTCTTTTCTGCCCCGTGTACACAGTTTCCGGATTGTATCGGCATTACAGACCAGTTTCTCTTGGCCTTGAATAGTTTACCGAAAATCGTTTGCTCTGACATATCTCTTATCCTAATCTAGGGTCTGTTATTATTTTGGGTGTATTGTCAATCTTAGTCTATCCTTGACCATTGTCAAAGGAAGTCCATGTATAAGCAACGGTTATAGCTATAGATAAGAAATTCTAATGGTTGAGGGCTTGACAATACCTGATAAACCGTATAAACTTTCCCCTAGTACAACCATACTATAGTGTAGCCTGCAATAGACAGTTGGGAAACTATCTATTAGTCAGGTTTGTTGCAGGGGTAGACTTAGTACAACCATATTCCGTTATAGTAATGTTAACTTTTATTAACATTAATTTCCTGTTTCACAGTGGGTAAGACGGCTTAACACCATTCTACAAGCTAACACGGGCTAACTGCCCGCTTATCCCTAGTTAAAGGGGGTTTAACCCTGATTGATTAAGCTTGGTTTTTACTTAACCAGTTTTTGTTGGGTTAAACCCAGTATAACAGAGAGTAGATTAAATGTCAAGAGGGTTAAGAAAAAACTTTTAGACTTTAACCTTAGTATAAAACTACCGAAAATGTTAATAAATTTCAACAAAGGTGGGTCTAAAGCAGAACCCCCAATCGCTCATCCTAAATGTGTAATCTAGCTCATGTATTATGAAACCCTGTCAGATAATTATGACCCTTGCCTCTATAGGCTTTGTTTTTTTAGGTGTACTATCTATTAAAGAACCCGATAAGTACGCCCCAAAATTAGTAGATGCCACTACTACCCTTATTGCTGGGGTTCTAGCCCTATCTATCCCTAAAGGTAGTCCTTAGTCTGGATTGGTTAATCCTTAGTTTAACCCCCTTTAAAGCTTCTTTGTAGAGGTTAACTACCTTAAACCTGTCTTTCCCTTGTTCCGCTTGTTTTAATCCCGATTAAACTCTACGGTAGACCCCCCATACCCCTCTTTTAAGTATCCCTAAAAGCGTCAGTTATTCCTCATCCAAATTTTTTTTATTTTTTAACTTTTTGGTCTGGGCGAACACAAAGCTATACCCAGTGCGGCTTTTGGCTACACTGGGTTATATTGTTTGGGCGGACTAAGGGCTAGGCGAGGTTGAACAGGGTTAGCCTGGGCTAATAGAGTCCTAACGGGGTTAGGATAGGGTCAAACCTGGTAAACCCAAACTATACTTCAGAAAGTACCCTAATTCGTAACACTCAGCTTTCCACTCTGCTAAAGTGGGGAAGTCATTAGTCCTCAAGTAGATTTGGGTTTCAGGAACTACCCCATGCAAAGCATTGAACATCTCATCTTGTTCCACATCAGTAAATAAGCCTTCATAACCAGGACGGTTAATTTTTACTAAATGGGGAATACAGTTACCTTGCTCCATTACCTCCTGGATTAAAACTTGTTCATGCTGGTTTCTTATTGCCAACATTACTACGTCCTTGCCTTCTCGCAGTAACCGGGTTAATTCTCGTCTGACATAGGGTAGAGAAAAATGAGGGTCAATGTCTTTCATTTCTTTCCAAGCCAGGGTTTCTATTTCCCCCAAAGTTTTGGCTTGGGCAAATATACGGTCTACCATTAGTTTGGTGATTGTACCTAGTGTTTTCCCTGTTCCATTAACATAGTCTGGCGTTTCAATTCCTGAAATACCATAGTGGTCTGCTAAGAACCAATACAGATGGATTTCTAAGTCTTTGGGGAAAAACTCATTGAACTCAAACTTTGTGGCTTTTCCTTCAGGGGTGTGCATCGCCCCTTTCTGTAAACCAAATTTTCGCTCCAGGAATTGTTTAAAGTCATTAATTGGGTGAATCCAAGAAAAATTTAGACAAGATTCTAAAATCCGTTGGAACTCCGATTTCCCAGAGCCAGACTCTCCAAAACAGATAACCAGTTTCGGTAATGGTTTTAAGTCAGCAAATTCAGGTTTTAACATCGTTGGTACTGGGGTTTGTCCTTTTAACATTTTTTCAGCGTTATTTTTGAGCATTTTCATCGAAAAATTGGGTCTGAAACCCCGCCCTCCACTATCGCTAAAGGGCGGCTTTTCATAAGTCAGTGAGAAACAATTAAACCGTTAGAACGACGAATTAACTGAATCTTCTGCATATCCTCAACAGTTTTTACCCCTTCTAGCATAGAAAAATTTTAATTCCTTTAACTCAGCCAATTCCTTTTCCATACTTGAGATTTCTTTTTCTTTTCGTTTTAGGAAATTTTCTTTAGCTTCTTCGATTGACTCAAAAACGTCTCTCCCCAACTGAAGATAGTCTTTCCCACCAAAACTGTATCTCAGATGGACATAGGAAGATTCACCCTCAATATCCCCTTCTGCCTCGTATACCCCATTAGTCAGGCAGTATTTCGTCACATAGAGTTTAGCCATTTTTCACCTTTAGATTGGGTTTATAGTAGAACACCTGTACTAGACATTAGGTTTGATTTCTTGCTTCACAGTGGGTAAGACGGCTTAACCCCACTCCACAAGCTAACTGCCCGCTTTTCCCTAGTTAAAGGGGGTTTAACCCTGATTGATTAAGCTTGGTTTTCACTTAACCAGTTTTTGTTGGGTTAACCCCAGTATAACAGAGGGTAGATTAGATGTCAAGGGGGTAGGGTACGAAATATTTACAACCGCTTTCCCAACCTTCTTCATCCCAATCCCCACTGAAATTCCACTTTTCAGGGTCTAACCCATATTTTTTCCAGATTGGACATTTTGAAACAGATTCGGGATGCGAACAATAACAGGCATGACCTGGGACGATATGACCGTAACCACAGGGCGACGGTTCTAGACTCCCTTCAGCCGCATGATAATAAAGTGGTAAGAACATTTGTACTTTGCGCTGGGTTGAAAATTAGGTCGTCTGGAGTTGGGTAGTGATTACTATGTCACCTTCAGGATTTACAAGGGTGGAAAAGATTAATTCACCTTCATACAACATATCCCGCATCTCCGATGGTATCACAGCTATTGCACTTGTCCCGTTCCCATTCCCCGCTTCCGTTGCTTGTAGATGCAAAGCGAACAGGAGAAGACGGGATATATTTATTAATTCTTCTTTAGTGAAGTCTTCCATGTCTAAATCTTGCTCTTGGTGTTTTAACTATTTTAACAGGGTTCAAAGGGTTTGTCAAGGGTTAACCATTTTTAAAACAGGTTAACCGTTAAAGAACTAGAGTTAGTCTCCGCCGCAAGCCTCACAGTACCCGTCACCAATGTTGCACACGGGTTGAACAGGGGTTGGGGTCGGGTCGGTTTCTCCAAATAACTCCGCAAATAAGTCGTCTACTTCGTCCATTTCTTTCGAGGGAAGATAACCTAATTTTTCTAGTGCCTCATCTGAAATATAGCCAGATTTGTCATTTGCCTGTTGAAGGGTTGAGAGGCGATAATAGGTCGTTTTGATGTCCGCATCCATAAAGTCGTCAATGAACTGTTCATTGACAGGGCAAGTATCCCAAATGTTGGCAGAAATCGAATGACCTAATCCAGTGGAATCCATCAACCGTTGCCATCCGTTCAGTAGTCTCCATTGAACGTCCCACCCTACTTCCGACGCAATTTCTACATCGGGATGAAAAGCGAACATTTGTGAACCAAATGTTTCGGATGTTCTTTCAATTTCCCGACCTAGCGGTGGGCTGATTTCAGGGGTGATTGCATACCCGTAGCGGTCGAAGTTTTTTGTGAAACTCGTTGCAGTTGGAGCTACAGTAAAGATTCTATCCATATTGTACTTACGTCCCACTACCGCCGCTTCCATGAAGCCTAGAGCTATTTTATGGACTAGGTAGATTGGTCTCGAACACCCCCCAATGAAATAGTCATTCCCTTCGTTCTCTTTGATGATGTCCTCCCGGAACCCTGAAGTTAGGATTTCGTATTCCTCTAAAGCATCGACAAATTCAGCGTATTTTACTTTTTGAGTCGCTAAAAACGATGCTAATCCAATAACCCCCAATCCTATTTGTCGGTCTTCTTCAGGACTCAGGTATTGACCTGTCTCTCCCACACCGGTGATTGCATGGAGTTGGCACAGCCATTCTGCCCCTTCCCGATATGCTTGTGGGAAGTCTTCTGGCTCCAGTAATCCGTAATTTTCATTAGAGATTAGACAGGTAGCACGACTTTTTAAGGCCACTTCCGTACAGACTTGAAATAGTAGGCGGTCTCCGTTTTTGTCCCATATCTTTTTGGCTAACCAGATATTTCCTTTGTCCACCGCTTCAGCCAGTTTTTTCTTGATTGGGTGGTTCCGAATCCCTTCGTCCACATACACTGTCTGCTTTACCCACGCATTTGCAAACTCGTTTGCGTCAATAAATGCCTCAATGTCCGGGTGGTCGTAGTCTAGGTAAATGTTGCAAGCTCCGTTTTTGAAAATTCCCCCACGACGGAGAATTTCATTCATCTTAGAATAGAACTCCATAAAACTTACTGGCCCGGATGCCGTTAACCCTAACTCATTCTGAGTCCCCGCAGGTCTTAGATTCGATAGATTAATTGCTACTCCAGCCGCATTTCTTAATCCGTGACTCGTAAATAACCAAGAATCTTCGATACCGTCTTTACCTTCCATACTGTCTTGGACATCGAACACAGTACAGCTAACAGGGAGTCGCCCTTGAGGTTGTTTACCCCAGTCCCTTACCCGTCCGGTAAGGGCTAATCCATAGGGTACTGTATTAAATAACTCTTTCTTTTTCTCGTTTCTTTCTTGTTCAAGCATATTTTTTGACTAGGGTAAAACCCTAGTTTGATAGGGTTTTTATTGGCTGATTATGGTTGTCAGGGGTCATTTTTCAATACCCCATTTCTCCGCTAATGCTTTCTGGGTGAACAATTGGGTTGCTACCATATTACAGTACATATCGGAGTACATTCCTTTTAGTCGGTTGACAATTTTCTGTAAGTCTTCTTTCGGGAATCTAATGTGTGTTGCTGACGGGTCTTTATCCATCGAGAACTCTGCCTCTATTGCTCTCAGCAGTAGCGATAGTTTTAATTGGTACTCTAGTGGCAGGTCTATTTGCGCTTCGACTAGCTTATGATAATCATTATCATCTGGTCTTTCTGGTTCTAATACAGCCATTTCAAGTTCTGGTTTTTGTTGGGTTAACCCCAGTATAACAGAGAGTAGATTGGATGTCAAGGGGGTCTAGAAAAAACTTTTAGACTTTACCTTAGTTAAAGGTGGTTTACCCCTTTCTGCCTTTTTTAAAAGCTTCCTCTACAGTCCTCGAAGCGGAATCTCTCTTTTTTTGATTGTCTTTTACTGCCCCAAACGCACGCTCTACTACGTTAGGACTCGATTTTTCTCTCTCTCTACGGTCAGGGCGACCGTCTCCACCGGTTGGCTTTACCATCTTAGTTTCTTCCTGTATTCCATTATTGGACTGTCCACATCTGGTTTGGGCGGAAAATCACACTCCCCTAAAATGCCCTTACTTTTTGACTTTCTACTACTTTAGCAGTCTCCACCACATAATCTTTTATCGAAAATTCATCTTTGAATCTCCCTCTCGCTCTGTCAGATTCCTCCACTACATGAACCCATCCCATCTTTTCACACTCCTCTTTTACCTTCCGTCCTCCCCCGTATACTGTGAAATAGATTTCTCTACTCTGGGCATGACGACAAGCCGTCTCATACTCCTCGTATGTTGCTTGGATTCTTTCACTATATCCATGTGTACAGTAGGCTTTCCACCCTTTCGGTACTCCTAATAAGGCGATTTCTTCAAACTCCGTCGGTACATTCAGGTCTACTAGGATTTTTATCCCCGCTTCCCCCCAATAACGGGATAACCATCTTTTTTGGAATATCTTCTGGATTGCTATTGCTTTTGGACTTTGTAAGGAAATCGTATAGTTTACTTCCCCCACTAAAGTTATCTCTGTTTCAATCAGTTTTGAGGGATTTTTCCAATGTCCCGACATTCGATAGTCATCAGTGTAATGGAATATTGTTCCCTTTAACTTATTCGTTCTTGCCTTTGCTCCCCAGATGTTTATTGGTAACTCTGGCCATTTTCCTTGCATATCTAAGCTCAAGACGGGTATTCCCCATTCATTATTTGTTGGGAATATCCAATTAATCACGTTATTCCCTATTGGATTTAATATTTCTTTAATTGTCACTTACTTTTTCCCCTTTTTCAACTGTTTTGGGCGTAGTCAGGGAAGAATCCACCACCCTATTTTACCCCATTAGTATTTGAAGTCTTCGTTGTTGTTATACTAAGTCCGCCCAAATCTATTTATAGGAGATAGGGAGTTAAATGCTCTTGATTTGACCACCCTAGAAAAAGAAAAAAAAAGTAACCCCCCCCCGCTCGATTCCTAAAATGGTTCACCCTGTTTTAGACTTTTTTCTATGTCTTATCCTGTTTCTGCTGAATATATTTTTCGTCCTCGTCAAAGTACCGAACTACTTTGGGGTACTTTTGTTCTTCGTGATTCGGACGGCAAACAACTTTGTGCCGTAGTCGCTACTTCCGGTGCTACTGGGTTTCAGAATCACACCCACTATAGGACTAAAGGTAAGGGTTTGTTACCCCCTTATAGTGAATACACCATTTCTACTGAAGGTTATTTTCTTGCTACCAAAGGTATTGAAGGTATGTTTTTCCCTATTTTACCGTCCCCTGTCCCCGGTTATGGACGGTCTGAACTGGGTCTTCACGATGATGCCAATGTCCCAGGTTCAGCAGGGTGTATTGTTATCGAAAATCGTGCTACTTTCCGAAACACGGTAGTTCCACTATTGTCCGCCACACTAAAACAGGGGATTAGAGAAATCCCCCTTAAAATCACATACCAGCGTTAAAGACTATTGGGGGTGGTATTTCATTTTCCATCCTAAAGAAGAATTTCTCTGCTAACCCCGTGTCCGCAAAACAAATACCCTTTTTCAACCATTTGCTAAACTGCTCAAAGGGTATTTGGGGGTTAACTTTCTGTAATTCTTTTACTAACTCTATCTTTTTGTCAACTATTATTTCCGCTTCTTTCTCTGATAGTAGGGTTTTACTCGCTACTGGCTCATGGAGCAATAGGAATCCACCCTTTTCACAAAATCTTAATTCTGATTTTATTAGTAGTGCGAATACCCCGCCCGCACTTATAGCCCTTCTGACCAGTACAGGTGTACTACACATTTGGGCTAACTCTATCGCTATATCTAACTCTCCCCCTTTAGTGTCCACAATAATAGGAGTTCTACCCTCTTTTTGGGCTTCTTCAAGCTCTTTTAGGGTAGAACTTTTTAGATTCTCCATTATATAGGGATTATTCCACAATAGCAACCGTTTTTTCCCCAGGGAATAAGTTTACCGTTTTCCCATTCACGGATAAGACCAACTTGGTATTTTCTACTGCTCGAACTACGCCTAGCAATAACTCTGCTTTTTCTCCTGTCCAAGCAAAGTACACCACTTTGTCCTCTGGGTGAATCCTTTTCCCTTGTATTTCCCAGTATTCAGGGGTAGATAATTCTTTGGGGACTTCTTCGGTTTCTTCAAAATTTAAGCTTAGTTCTTCCTCTTTACGCAATTGTGCATCCAGAAGTTTGCCCGCATGATACGAATAGCTTAAAAGTTCCAATTCTTCCATTTTACCTCCTGGGGTTTTCTTTGTTTTTTCATGATAGACCGTGTGAACTCCTTTTGTCAAGTCATCAATTTATATTGAGCGTTAAGACTTTCTTAAGAGTAGCACCCACTCTACTAAGGCAGACCATGTTGGTAAACTTATGCTACGAATTTTTATTTATCTATCCCTTATTTTTTGGGAACTGCTCATGATAGCTGTTTTCCTTTTTCAAGCTCAAGATAATAATCCCCCCACCCTGAACCCCCCACCAGCGAAGTTTTGCTATCCTGGTACGCCCTTAAATCTAACCTACAATTTGGATACAACCATTTTCTTTCTTGAAAAATATAGCCTTCAGTCTTCTCCATTAGAGCTTACTAAAGGCTGTGTTATGAGTGCGGGGACTCTAAATGCTCTTACTCAATCTGTCTCCGTCTTTTTAAAACATCGGTTCCCTCAAGCTCTTATTGTTCGTTCTAATGAGAATGTTAGGGCTGATTTAGGTTTCACTAAGGGTTTAATTACTCCGGTTTTTTGGGAGAAAACTAAGATTTTAGTCACTATTACTCAGGTTTCTGGTTCCTACCGCTTATCCGTTATTGTTTCTTCTAATAAGGCAGGTGGGAACTTACTTTCCCCTCCCCCCGATGATGATTTTAAATCTATTAGTGATAACTACGCTCAATATTTGGATGTGTTCACTTTGAAACTTTTAACAGATTTGGGGCAATATTTGAGTGGCAAATAATTTGGAAATGGCAGATGTAAAGTCCCAAATCGGTAGGGAGTTCTTTGTGGGGGTTGGCGTAATCTATTTTTCTACGACCCTGGTTCGTCTATTTGGTGGACTTAGTGATGACCAACTCCAACAGACTTATTTACTTTTATTGTCTAGTCTTGTCGATTTTAGTATACCTGTTTTAAGCTTTTTTCTCCGAAATAAACTACAAAAGTCTGAGCCTATTCTCAAAGCTAATGCTCAAACTTTAATTTGGGTATCTCGTACTTATCCTTTGGTTATTACCCTAGTAAATCTGGTTAGAGTTGCCCCTTTACCACTTTTAACCTCGTTCTCTACTTATTTTACTATGGTATCGTCTGTCCAAGCTATCTTTGGTTTGTGGACATCTTGGATTTTACATACTTTCTACGAGAAGCATTGAGTTCTTAAGAAATATTCACCGTTAAAAGTCATGATATAGACTTCATGACTTGTTCCGATTAACGCCACTGGACGTATTAACCCTAACTTGGCTAAATACCTTAATTCAAGGTTCTTTGTATCCCCCAAGATAAACCCCGCTTTAAGGATTAACTTTAAAAGACGGGTATTGATTTCTGGATTTTGCTTTTTCTTACTCATCGCCAAAAAGGTTGTCTAATTTTTCTAGATAAATTCTCATTTTTAATCCCATTTGGGACAGTCTGAAATATGCTTCTGGTTTGGCAAAATAAATAACCGGTTCCACCACTTCTACTGCTCCCAACTCAATACCAAATACTAAGGCTAATTCTAAGTCATCTAATTTTAGCTCCTCTAATTCCTCCATTCTAGCCATTTTATTTGGGCTTAACGCAATTAGAAGTCTAATGACATTTGCATTCACATATTCAATCCACATTTTTACCCCTTGCTTTTCAGAACTACTTTGGGCGAAAAGGGGGCATCGAAACCCCCTTTTTAAGACCTATTTAGTTAAAGAACCACCAGTTGCTTTCAAAATCTCAGGCATTGTTCGGAGTTTTCCTAACGGTAATCCTTTGGGTTGAGACGGGGTTATTGCTGGACTGTCAGGGGACTTACGAATTGTGAAGTCGATGTCCACCCCAGAGAACCATGCTACTGATGCGGGGAGGTCGTATATCCCCACTGAATAGCAGAACATCGCACGAGTCCAGAGGTGGGCAATCTGGAAGGCCAAGCAAAACCTCGCTGAATCTTCTTTCTTTACGATATAACGGTACTCGTCGTGAATCGTGATACATAGGCGGGCGTTAATATTGTACTCTCGACATAGATAGGATGTGGCGGTTAGACAGAGGTGCATGAAGTCTACACCACTGCTCTGGACGCACCAGTTCACTTTGCTGGTTAGGAAATCTCTTTTACCAGTGAAGCGGGGGTGCAAAGCGTCACTTAAGGTTCTCCCTAAAGCGGGGGTTCGGGGGTCGCTGGAGGTAGCAACCCTTTCCATTTCATTGAACATTGTAGACTCGCTACCCAATTTCCATTGTCCTTCAATTTTCTTCCCCTTGGTTTTGGTGAACATCTCTGAGGCAATCTGTTTAGCCTGAGAGGAAGTCAAAGATTTTCGGAACTGTCTCAGATAATTAGTCATCGCAGTTAACCCGGCTCCATATCTCCGGCTGTAGACCGAAATTTTTGCCTCATCTCTGGTCACACCCAGCAATTTTGCGGTCATTGAATGGACATCACTGCCATCCTCCTTGCGCCCCGCTAGGGTTTGGAAACTGGCAGGGGTTCCCCCAATAAGCCCTACCTTTGAATCACCAAATAAGTCGGATAACCATAACTCTTGCATTTGTATTACGAATAGCCCGCTTCCGACTATTCTCTGTAAGTTTCCCTACAGATTTGACTATATCTTCACGGTTTCCCGTGTCCCCCATTTCGAGCTTGCTTAAGCCCTACGATACTAGGCCTTTAGACTTTAAGAGTTTGTGGTACAGCTTACCTCTCTTTATACATGAGACTGTATTTTGGCTAACAGAGTATTTCTCGGCTATACCAGATTGAGTCCCATCATCCAAAAAGATTTCTATAACTTCCTTATCCTCTAGTTTATTGAGCTTTTCTCTAGTCGATGAAGATTCCTGTACAACCTTTCCCACCGTGACACCTGAAACTCCCACTAGCTTTCCTATCCGAACGTTAGATAATCCTTGGGCTTTAAGTTCCAATACCCTATCTTTAATACGTTCTCTTGTTTCAGCAAATTGGTTTATACCTTTCATTCTTCTGACCTTTCTTCCCTCTCCCTTCAAAACAAAATCCATGCGGTTATTGTGAGAGTAGGTACACCATTCTAAGTTATCAAGACAATTATTAGTTTTGCAGTCGTCTATGTGGTGAACTACTGGGAACCCTTCAGGGTTTGGTAAAAAAGCGAAAGCAACTAATCGGTGTATGGTTTTCTTAGACCATTTACCATTGTCATCTTTGACGGTCACTCGGTAGTAACCCCACTTATCTGGTACAGGCTTCAGGTATTTTTGTGTTAGGTGGGAGTAGATACGACCCGTTTTAGAGGCACTGTAGTATCTAAAACCGGGGATTGTAGCTAGGCTTTCCTGCTGATTGTCCATAACCTTTAACTTTTTAAACGCTACCCTAATTGTATCCTAAAAGGGTCGTGGTGTAAAGGCTTAACTGGATTTTCCAGCAGTTAAAGGGATTTAACGACAGCCATTGTGTTAACTGTCAACATCAGCACCGATTTGCAAATAACCTTCAGGAATCCGAATTGTGGTTTTAATCTCGCTTCCTATACGGTTCTTTTTGCTGTTAGATGCTGTCAACCAAGTGCTTTCTACTGCCCGTCCCGTGACTGTCCCTGCTACCACCATCTGGGGAATAATATATCCCGTTTGGTTGTCTTTGTTCATCACAACAAACTGGGATTTTACCCGACTTTGTACTGATACCCAGTACGAACAGGAAATTGCCGCTTCAAGAGCTTGTTTTGCTTCAGGGAAATCAGAGTTTAGCACCCCTTTCTCCATTTCAGCTAAGTAATCTTTGGATAGCGGGCAACCCACATTTGAGTCATCCCCGTCTTTATGGGGTATAGGGTAGTACACCTTAGTCGCTACAGTTTCCCCCACTTCTTCCCCAACATCATTTAGATAAATAGGGTCTAAATTGGATTCGACTTCTTCCCCAACTGGTGTCACAAAGCCCCATTTTCTTTTGGGATGGTGGTAGAGTGGGTAGTCAAACCATTTTAAACGAAGTAAGTAAGGAGTACACTGGGTTTTCACCGTTAGATTGATTTTTTCCCCCTTAAATAGTTTCCGATACCACTCTGGCTTATCCTTCATGATTTTTGCCCGGGAAGAAGGCATAGTCCAATCCAGATTACATAACCACGGGTCTAGTTTGGGGTCAAGACTCCCGTTTAAGAATCCCTCAACCGCTTCATCTGTCAATAGACGCAAATGTTTCTCAACACGGGTTTTTTCTTCAACAAATTTACTTTCGGCTCTGTCTATATAACCGAACCACGATTCACGGGTAATAGGCAGGATAGCCGTACCCATTTCTAGCATCCCAAAGAAAGTCACGTTAGATGGGCATTTTTCCCGAAATCTTGCCCACAATAGCTTATAAAGTTTGAAGGTAATCTCAGTGTCTTTCACACAATAGTCAGCTAATTGTTGAAAGCGGTTTCGGATTTCCAATAGAGTTCCAGTAACAAAATAGTCTCGGTCGTCTTTGGACATTTCGACACCCAGGTACAACCGAGCGGCATCTTTTAATGAATTACCAGAGCTAACATCAAGCCATGCAGAGGCATAATCTAATCTAGCGTCCTCACCATTAGCTTTTGCTTTGGCATTTTTTATGCTCAGTGGACGTTGTTTAGAAGAAAGCCCCCCCACGCATTGGTGCATGGACATGACATCCCAAAATCGGAGTCCACCTAACTCTAGGCTATAGGGTTCTAAAGTTCTCTGCCGGTCGTACTGTATATTCCACCCAGCTACCAGTTTAGGGCTATTTCCTAGTGGACAGAGGACATCACTGCCGTCTGTTGCCAACTTCGGACTAACCCAAAAGTACCAAGCTACTGGTGAGACAGCACTAGCCATCACAGGGTAATTTGAACTTCTTACAGCAACTTCCACGTCATACACCAGTCCATCTTCTGCTGGGTACGGAACGGGGTAGGGTTCTTCACCTGGTTCATAGCACGTCCAACCTGGACGTAACAGAATTTCGGGGGGTCTCGCTGGAATAACGGCTCTGGCCATTTGTTCTGCGATAGATAAATAAGGTTGGGCTTGGGATTCTGCTATTTTATTGAAATGTTCTTCCAGGTCTGCCCCCTGGAGTGGGGGTAACTCAAATTCAATGTCTTCTGGTACATCGACTTCCACATTATCCAGTCCAAATCGGGCTAATTCAGCTTTAGCCAATTTAACACTACCGGCGAAGGGCTTTTGACGTTCCCCGCCGAATAGTTGCTTCCGCATGGATTCAGGGATAAGTGGGATTCCTACTTCGTTTAACCTTGGCATTAGACCGTTATAAAAATGTTTACTTTGACTAACATTGATTTCTTGCTTCACAGTGGGTAAGACGGCTTAACTCCACTCCACAAGCTAACACGAGCTAACTGCCCGCTTTTCCCTAGTTAAAGGGGGGTTTAACCCTGATTGATTAAGCTTGGTTCTCACTTAACCAGTTTTTGTTGGGTTAACCCCAGTATAACAGAGGGTGTGGCAGATGTCAAGGGGTTCCAGTATTAGAAATTGTTATTACTTTGGGGGGGCTTGGGGCGGTGATAAGTTTTTCTGATTGTAGAACCCATACAAGACCTACTGCCCCTACCAGTGCCAAACTTTTTAGCACGTTGACCATGCTTGGAACTTTAGTGCTTAACATTTTTCCGTAATTAAAGACTTTCACTTTAATCTTGGGTGGTTTCAGTTTCTTTTGGTAGTTCACCACCATAGAGTCGTCTTAACTTCTCCCCTAAGACTTTTTTTGTGACGGGGTGAATGAACCGTGACTCCGTTAAGCTCATTGAATTTGCTGTTTCTACTTCTATTTTCAGTTGTATGACCTCAAATATGTATTTGTCCGTTGTTTGTTTTCTGGCAAATGCCCCATATTTAGTCGGGCAGGGTCTGCTAATCACCCAATTCTGGTACTCCAAGAGTTTTTTAATTAGCGGTTTAAGTATCAGACAGTAGGGTTCTATGTCTTCTAGGACATCTGCCGCATTCTGATACCTTACAAACAGCTTAAACTGTTTACTCCTTTTTTTCTTCGTTACCGTTCCTCCGATATAACTCTGCATTAGATACAGGTAATCCGCACTCTTATGGTAAAGCTCTATGCTGGGGTAGACAATATCTCTAGCTGTTTCTACAGTTAAACCTACCGATGCTTTTGCCTCAATTACCCCCGCTACATACGCTACGACAACTGGTGGATGATTCTTTAATATTGATAACATTTTGCTAACTTTGGGTTAAACCCTACATCGAATATCTTACTTAATCTTACCATACTTTCGTTCCAGGATAGACTCTCCCCATTTACTTCCTTACAGGGTACAAGGACTCCCTTTGACCAATACCCGTTGGCATTGTGACAGGTTTTAATAGGGTATCTGCTTTTCCAATGTTCTATTTTACTTCTTAGATAGTCAGGTGTTGTGAATAATAGATTGTCCCCGCAAACCAGAACTAACCGGTCTGCTTGGCAACTTATCACCCAACCCAACTTGTCTTGGGGTAATTCTATCTCTAAATAAAAGTTTCGGGTCTGTTTAGCTTTGAAGTCACTCTTTATTTCTAAGGAGTATTCCCCCACAAAACAATCTATCCCCCTTCTTTGGTCAACCATCTCCGCCAATTTGAGAGGTTTTCCTAACCCCTCAAGCATCTGGATTACCCGTTGCTCAACGGCTTGACCTTTTTTAAGCTGTTCTTGAAAAGTGTACATTATGCTAACTCAGGGCTACAATGGTTGAACCGAAATTGTCAGAAATAAACGTCAGTAGGTCTGCTCTATTTTTCTGTCCTGCTATTAGGTTTTTTTCTATGTCGAACATGGCCAAGGTTCCATGGTGAAGTAGCCATTTATCAAGCAAATCCGCCTTAGAGACTTTGAACACCCTTACATACTCTTCGTAATTTCCCCCCAATATTAAACTTTGGCACAGAACGTAGGCATGGTAATTTTTTAACAGGAACGCCGATAGCTCATAATTCGAGCTAAAATTGTACCCTACATAGTAAACACTACCTTCGACTTCTAAGGGTAAAACCTCATACCACCCTCTTGTCTCCTCTAAGGGGTAACAACGGTTACGCCAGTCAAAATATTTTTCTGCAACTGTTTTATAACCTATCCCCACTAATGTTTCTATGGTATCACTATACAGTGATAGTTTTCCCACTAATGGCATTTGTGCTTCTTGTAGAGTTTTCAGGAAAGTTTCAAACTCTCCCCCTATTAGCATCTCTGTTAGAATTACGATTCTTTCTGTCTCTTCGTCAAATATTGGTTCCATAAAATATAGAGTTGTTTTTCTTTACAACTCTATATTATCTAATTTTTCACTTTCTGTCAATAGGTGTTTTCACCTATTTTTGTATGGTTTTCACTATCCTGTCCACTATTTCCATCGGTTCTAACTGAGGATTAACTATTTCCAGCACTTTTCCTGAATTATGGTCACAGCACATACGATAGCTTACTAGCTTTTGGTATTCTTCGTATTCCGCTATTAGTGCTTCTTTGAATCTAGGGGTTAGCTCCTCATACCCCCGACCCCTTCCCTGTATTCGGGATACCAAAAACTCAAACGGGGGGTTTAAAAATACCCTTAAAGTTTCTTTGGGGTAATCGTGCGGGTTATGCCCCTGAAGTGCGCTGGATACCACAATCATCCTTTCTTCCCCTAAGTAGTAGTCCGAGGCGTAGATGGATTTAATGTCTTCAAAAGTGGTGTCTTGGATTACGTTGAACCCCTTTTCCCACCAGAATCGTCCTACCATTAGTTGTGTTTTAGCGTTTTGGAGTTGTAACTCGCTTAAATGTATTGCCTCTTTCGACTTTGGCTCTGGGTTAAGAGGTATATAGGGGTTATTCTCCCACAACTCTGGCACTATTTGGGTCATTCTTTGCCACATTCCTAGTGCGTTCAAGGGGGTTCTTAAGCTTTCTACCAAAGTGCTTTTTCCTGAACCCCTTAGCCCTGAGATTACGATGTACTGTTGGGCTATAGGATTTTCACTAACTCTCACGGGGGTTACAAGTTTTAGTTTTCTCATCCTTAATTCTCTCCTTTATTTTTTGATGTAGACTTGTTTTTTAGCTCTGGTTACTGCCACATAAAGCAGTTTCTTCCAGTTTGGGGCTGAATAAATGTCCTCTCCATCTACGAACACTGTGTCCCATCCAGAGCCTTGCGATTTATACACGGTAATCGCATTGTTATAACTCCAGTGATAGGTCAGGAAACATAGGTTTTGCCATTCTTTATAAGCACCGTACAGTGCTTTACAATTTTTTTGCAAAACATTTCCAATTGCAATTACTTCGTCTTTGTACTGTGTCTCTATAAAATCCAGAATTTCTGAAGCTAATTCCTCTATGTCCATATTTCGGTCATACCCCGATTTTCCAGTAATCATTTCTTGTACTCGGTAAAGCACGTTCGTTACAAACTGTATGTCTTCCTGAATACTTTTTGAACGATTTAAAGTGTCCACCATTTGTTCATGTTTTGATGGGTCAACAAAAATCAATCTCCATGCCGCAGGTCTGTCTAATGACCGCACTTCGGTATCCCAGACTTCAACAGGATAGTTTTTCCGTTGCTGGAAGTTTAAAGTGAAATCCACCACTTCTTTTGCATCGAATATATCCAAGCCTTTTTCAGGCAGGGGGTCGCAAAAGTATTTTACAGTTTTTTGACTGAATACGACTTCCACTTCTTCTCCATTGGTAAAGGATATTTTTCGCACTTGGCCGTTTTCAAACTTTTGGTAGAGATTTCTTTTTAGGGATAATAACTGCTCCCCACTTGAAAATGGTTTGTCATCGATTCCCCGTAAAGCTCGGATTAGGTTATTATAGCTACAGACTTTTTCGTTTCTGTGTGCTAGAACCTTATATTCCTTTTGGGCTAACGCATATTCTCTGATTTTTCCGAACCAATCTCCTTCCGATAGAAGAAAGACATTGTGATACTTTTCTTCAAGTTCCTCCTGCGTGGACAGTATATGCTCCAATGTTGGTTTTTCAGGAGTTTGGACTTTGATTAACTTTCTAAGGTAATCGGCTACCTTTAAAGCCCCAGCATCAAATCTCACTACCTGTTCTAGTATTGAAGAACTTTTAATCCTGAACACTGAGCTTGGTTTTTTACCAGGTGGGGGTAGTTGACACTCATCTCCCACCCATAGGATTTTCGATTTTATTTCTGTTGCCTTTTGTCGGATTTTTGTTTCGATTTCCAAATCTAAAACAGATACTTCGTCTACAATTATTAAGTCGTAGGTGTTATCCATTTTTGTAGACCCAGTATCCAGTATTTGGCTTTCCGAGTCTCTGATGACTCTGGAACCTTTTACCTTGTAGTTTCCCCCAGTTTCTTGAACTACCAGCCCTAGAATGGCATGGATAGTTGACACATCCGCCTGAAAGGTTAATTTTTCTTTCAATACTTTGGCCGCCTTGTTTGTCGGGGCGAGCATCACCACCTTGATTTCAGGGTGCAATGAAATCCAGTGCGCTATAAGCGTGGATTTTCCAGTACCCGCCGCACCGATTAGCAGATGCTCTCGTTTATTTAACCCCATTCTCCACCAGGTTTCTAGTTCCTTTGTGGCCATAGCTTGGTCATTGGTAAATGTTTGGACTGATGGGGTTAATTGGGTCATAGTTGTTACTTGAAATGGTTGAATCCAGTATATCAGAGAGTAGATTAGGTGTCAAGGGGTTTAGAAAAAACTTTTAGACTTTAACCTTAGTAGAAAACTACCGAAAATGTTAATAAATATCAACAAGGGTGGGTCTAAAACAGAACCCTGTTTTGACAATGTGGAACTTAATTAGTCCTTTTGTTTTAATAAAAACTGGTTGGATATTGCTTTGAAGGAGGTGTATTCTCCCTTAAAGCTTCTATAAACCAAACCTTCTCGTTTAGACTGTGGGTTAAGCACGGAAGAGCCATCTGCCGCTTGGATTAGCTCGTCTACATTGGGGGGTAGGGTAGCAAACTCCTCTAGTAGGGGGACGGTATCAATACCTGCCTTTTTTAGCATACTCAGATAAGGGGCTTTGAAAATATCAAGACGTTCCCCCGTATCAAGATTGATTAGGTTAAACACAAATAGCTGATGCTGTCCCAGTTTATAAGGGTTTCCTTGGATTTTGCCTCCCACAATTTCCCCTTGTAAGGCGGCATTAAAAGGCAGGGAGAGTAAAAAATCTTTAACCTTGTATTTATGGTAAGTCATCCAATATACGTTACCCTCAGTCTCCTTAAGCTCTAAATTACGAGAGCATACACCATGTTCGTCATTTTGACGGTAAGCCGAAAAGCTAGTCCCGTCTAGTTTTTCAGTCACGGTGTAGGTTTTTTCGGATAAACTGGAATACTGGCTTTTTAGGTTTTGGATGCGTTCTTCATCCGTTTTAGGGAGGAAGCTGGGGAAATTACCCTTAGCATCACCTCCTAATGAAGCACTAACGGGGGGTTCCCATTTTTTAACCCCTAGACGGTCAGACAAGTCAAAACCTACGGGGAGATACTCTGAACCAGAGAGTAGCTTGTAAAGAGGCAAAGCTAACCCTTGGCTAATTTGCCCTCTTAACTTTAAGGTTTTAATGCGAAACCCCTTCTCACCCGTTGCAAGAGTTTTAAAACTAGAACTTCGCAAAAACTCATAAATAGGTAATTCGGGCAAAAAGGAATCAATTTCAAAGTAAACACACTGGTCTCCTACTTTAAATTCACCTTTCTTTACTGCTACTTTCCATCCCTTAATGTGAGCTAGTTCAATAGCGGCGGCATCGGGGATGGGGGAAAGATTTTCAATAACTTCGAGGCTGGCTAGTTTACGCATGGTGACTCCTTAATTAATTTTTGGCTAAAGATAAATGGGTTTTAGGGTTCCCATTGAAACAGGTTAGAAATCAGGTCAACTTTTATAATTACGGATTATTAGCTCTTTTCCCGTTTTCCCATTGGTCATTCCATATCCTAACTCCCATGCTATTTTCTCGTACTTTTCTTCTGGGTATAAGTTTCTGACCGCTTCACTATCATCATAGGTTATTATTACTGGGTTTGTCAAGCCATGCACCACTTCTTTTAATCTCGCATGGGGGAAACCAGTGTGAAGACTACCGTTAACCCCATACAGCTTAGATTTCTCAGCCGATAGGTACGGGGGGTCTAGAAAGACAAACTCCCCCTGTTTTGCTTTGGTGGATAGGCAACTTTCATAATCTATGTTGGTGATTACAGTCCCCTCCAATAACCCTTTCAGCTTCGCCAATCGTTCGATGGAACTGATTGTGAAACGCTTATGGAAAGCGTCTTTGGAGAATCCCCCGCTTTCTAACGTTCCGCTAAAAGTTACACGATTCAAAACATACCACCGTGCCGCTCTGTTCGTAAACCCTAAAGTTTCAGGGCATATATTTTTTAGGAACTCAAAGAACTTTTTCTCTTTTGTTAAAAAGTTCTTTTTAACACTATACCATGCTTCTACCCCTTTGATGAGATTGTCCAAATCATCCCTTACAGATTTCCAGAAAATGTAGACTTCTGGGTTTAGGTCGTTAATCCATAGTTCAGCTTTGGGGTATTGTTGCCGAACATACAGCATTACCGAGCCTCCCCCTACCATAGGTTCCACAAAAGCATCAATTTCTTGGGGGAAAAATAGACTAAGAAAGTCTACTGCCTTTTGTTTACCACCGGGGTAGCGTAGGGGGGATTTGATAAATTGGTTAGACTTCTTTTTGGACATACCAACCTCTAATAATTTTGGTTCCTTCAAGGATAAAAACAAACACCGCATCACAGTCAAACTCCGCATCACAGTAGACGTACTCGTTTAGGGCGGATACACAATTTTCTAAACTAGAACAGGCACAATTGCAGTATTCTGTACCATCTTCCATTACCATCACTGGCGAATAAGGAAAACGACTGTCCATATAACCATAGAACGAGGTTAATTTAAAGCTTTCAAGGCTTTTTAGGGGGATTAGTTCTTTATTTAATCCTTTATGTTGGTTCATTTTAAACAACCTCTATTACTAAGTATTTCCAACGATATTGTTTCAAACATTTTTACTCCTATTTTTTTTTGGGGTCTAAGCTTGTCTTAAACTTAGACCCCATTTAATTTTAAGCAAACCAGTCTAGTAGGACTTTGAATCCTACCACACAAAGTAGGGGGATTTCCATTCCAACATATTCGGGAACTTTTACCAGTTGGGCAGTGTCTCCAAACATTAGATGGTTTTGGTTTTCTACTTCTATTTGACCCAAGCCCTGTATTACCCACCCATCCTCATAGGATGGCATTTTATAGCATAGACACTGGGTTTTTTCAACACTGAAAAATGTGTCTAAAGCGGGGGTCAGAGTCGTTTTTAAGGGGGTTAAACTGTTAATCATGGTTTAATTTTTGAGTGTAATTGTTACCAATCTGTCGGATTCAAAAAGCTTAGTTCTGGTTCAGCTTCTTGGAGTCCCAACAAAACGTTTCGTGCTACCATTTTCACTACTGGGATGGCTACTGAATTGCCAAATTGTTTATAGGCTTGAGTGTCGGACACTACAATCTTAAAACTTTCTGGAAAACCCTGTAGTCTTGCCCATTCCCGTGGTGTCATGACTCTAATATACTCTGTGTTAGCTTTACTGTCAAGTCCTCCTCTCTTTTTTATTGACGGGTCATAAATTAAGTTTCGTTCCCGCCCTTGTCCTCCAACCATTATTGTGTTAGAAACACCGTAGGGGTCTAGAATCTGATACCCGAATCCATTGTCTTTCCCTTCGTGTCTGGACTTATGCGCCTTTAACCCTTCCCAATACCTCTGGGAAATGTAGTATTTAGGGGATACTTCTTGTTCTAGAATCTTTTGGACATAGTTATTGTGCGGTACGGGGTATGGGTAGTTGAATAAGGGAATATTTAAGTCCCCCCGAAATCCCACAATAAATACTCTCGGTCGGTTTTGGGCTAATCCAAAACCTTTGGCATTCAATATTCTCGGTTTAGGTACAAAGTACCCTAAGTCCTCTCTCAAGGCTTTCAGTATGGTCGTTAATGTTCTCCCTTTGTCATGTGTAATTAGACCTTTTACATTCTCCAAGATAAATGCTTTCGGTCTTTTGGCTTTTAGGATTCTCACTATGTCCAGAAAGAGTACCCCTCGGTCATCTTCAAATCCTAACTGCTTACCAGCCTGTGAAAAGGCTTGACATGGGAATCCCCCACACAATATGTCGTGGTCTGGCACTAGGTTCTCATCCTGCTCCCGAATGTCGGAGTTTTCAGGTTTATGGGCGTAATTGACCCCATAGGTTTGTTGACAGAATTTGTCTATTTCAGAGGCAAATACACACTCCCCCCCTAAACTTTCTAGGGCTATCCGAAATCCGCCAATGCCCGCAAATAAATCGATAAACTTGAAATTACTCATTTACTTTCATTTCTTCCACAATTTGGGCTACTTCTGCCATTTTAGCATACAATACATGGTTTTTTTCTGTACAGGAATCTAAATCCTTAGACCATTCACAAACCATGAAAGCTTGTCGCTTGAATTTTTTCAGTCTTTGATACTCAATTAATTGGTTCTCAATTTCTTCATCAAAGAAAACCCCGTCTTCCCCTGAATAATCACCCTGAAACCGGTAGCAGTATTTCTCACTAAGCGAATTGAAATAAGGCTTTCTGGCGACGAGAAATTCTCTGTCTCCATATGTTTTTTTGTCATTCAAACATTTTACTTTGGCTTTCTTTGGTGTTGTTCTTATTACCTCAAATACCCGAAAGTAGTTTTCTAAAAAGGCAGAACCGAGTCCGTACCTGATTGACGCTATTTTGTCCCCTTCTTGAAGTTCTTTCATACTTATTTCTCTCCTGTCAGTCTTTGTTTAACTGGTTTTACATCTAGGTTTAATTCTTCCATTAGACTGATAAGTTTTAAAACCGCATTTTCTCGGTCTACTCCGTCTAAGGTAGGTAGATTTCTAATTGTTTTCTCCAGTATATCTACCCCATATTTCAGTGCGAAGGTTGTTCTTTGTCCTTTTTCTAAATTCCCACACTCCTCATCATAGAGATATAACATAGAAAATTTACCCACAGCACAGGATACTTTCCCGTACCAGTTTGCATATTTTCTCCCATTATTCTGTTTTATCTCTCTTTTTACTTTACACTCACCATTTGGCCAGGTTGAGTTTACTACCTCAACATAGGCTAAGGTTTTAGTGACCCTTTTTACTTCAAATAATAGGAAAGAGTTATTTATTGTCTTGACTCCTAATCGGTCTCCTACTTCAAGTTCATTTACCATTTCTTTACTCCTGCCACTTTCCGTTTTAAAATGTTAACTTTCATTAACATTAATTTCTTGCTTCACAGTGGGTAAGACGGCTTAACACCATTCTACAAGCTAACACGGGCTAACTGCCCGCTTTACCCTAGTTAAAGGGGGTTTAACCCTGATTGATTAAGCTTGGTTCTCACTTAACCAGTTCTTGTTGGGTTAAACCCAGTATAACAGAGAGTAGATAAAATGTCAAGGGGTTTAGAAAAAACTTTTAGACTTTAACCCTAGTAGAAAACTACCATAAATGTTAATAAATATCAACAAAGGTGGGTCTAAAGCAGAACCCTTGTCAACCCTTAGCCGCATAGGGGTTTTTCTATGCTCTTTTGGGTTTGTATTTATTTTCCCCTATACTCGCCCATTCTAAAGCTGTACCCTCCTTTTTAATAAAGTGCGTTGGCTTTATTTCCCTACTTCGTCAATCCCTAGTAATGGCACTTTTATCTATTGTCAATTAGCCGATAGTGTCATTAGTGGTATGCGACCCACAACTCAACCTGCTGATGGCACTTTACTTTATTGCCAACTTCAAACTTCTTTAATAACAGACTGGCGACCATCCCCACAGCCAGCAGATGGTACTTTACTTTATTGCTCTCAAGATATTAACCAATTTAATAGAACGCCATGAGTCAACCAAATCTGATTAACTCTGATAACGTCGGAAACTACTATATGGGTTTTCGTTCCGATTTATTTGCTTATGATAATCGCATTTCTGGCGGTAATAACGCACCCAACTTAAGAGACTTAATTAATCAGTTAGGGTCTGGATTAGCCGTTTCTAACAGCACAGCAAATATTAGTTTTAAATTGCCACAGGCTTTTGATACTTCTAACAATCCTACTAGTACTCTAAATGGAAGATTCAGGGAAAATTTGCTCTTTTCTAACAATAGCTCAACCCTGAATAGTGCTATGTTTTATCAGGTTTCGGGCGGGGGTGTTGAATTAAATTTAAGTAGTGCTGGTGCTTGGTATTTTGTTGTTAATAGCTTTTCGGTCTCAATGTTCAGATGTAATACCAGTGGCAACGCATTAGATAACTCTAATTACATTTTTAGACAGGTAGGATGGGTTAAAAATCCCTTATACACTGGGACAGACTACCCACTAAATGCTTATTATTATTTTTTAAATTCTAGCTCTACCCAAAGGGGGGGTGGTCGTCCTGCTTTACCCAATAACACTGCTAGAACGGTTCTAAGAGTACCCACTGGAACAAGTGCCGACCCCATTGCCAATTACTCAATAACTTGTCAAACTTCTACACCGGGGGCAAATACTACCGACTTAGTGATTAGGGACGATGCCAGTCCCAATAGAGCTATTGGTGTAGCATCCAATCTTTTAAAAACATCTTTAGCCATCCCCGTTGGACAAGTTTATCGCAATACGGGGGTAGACCCTGATGGTAGTAATAATCCATTTTGGATTTGTGTAGGGACTATGGGTAGCGAGAGAATACTAATGAGAGTCTGGACTCAAGGATTAACTTAATTTTTGGGTACTGTCACTAACCCCACCCTTCCTAACATGACTAAAACTATTCGACAAACCTTTTCTAATTGGAGGAAATCTTCTAATGGACAATCGGCTATCCAGATTCTCAAACGTAGTCAAAGATTCCTTTGCCCAAGCTGTCTCCAACATCTTCCCCAAGACTACCACGTTCACCACTTATTCCCAATTTCTAAGATGGATTCTTCCAACTCTTATTTAGCTATTGATATTAACAATTTAGTTCTCCTTTGTCCTAAATGCAATTTATCTCAGGGTGCAAAAATAGATACCCGTTTTTCTGATTTAGAACCAGAGAGTAGGGTATCTATTGATGGTTAACCTGCTTTTTGCCTTACTCAAATTGGTCAATTAAAAGACTCATTTCGCTAACCACATTCTCACTTGCTTTTAACGCTTCTTTTCTAATTGCTTGAATTTCAGCCATACTTTTTGCTATTCTCTGCTGTTCAGATTTGGGTGGAATAGGCACTCCTCAAAAACTGCTAAAAGATTGTTAGAAGGTCTTAATTCCTGAATTTGGGGGAGTTTTTCAGGTAACAGGCTGTCTTGGGGAAATAACAATCTTTGCTTTTTCATCTTTAATTTGGGGTGATTTGGTTTAATTATTTATTTAGTGTGACATAGGGTTCAGAATATGTCAAGGGGTTAGTGAACAATTATTTATTTTTTAGTCTTCTGGAGGCAATCTGGGTGTCTCTGAACCCACCCAGATTCATCAGGGTAAACTACACCAAATATATGGCAGACACATTGGTTTCTTAAATTTGACTTGAAGAATTGGCAAAAATTCCCCTTGCTACTGGCACAAGTTTTTTCACCGCAATCAATATCTAAAATCAGTTCCATTTGGTCTACCTCAAATAAGTTTGACTATCCGATTCTAACTTTTGGAGTTTAACCCAGTTTTCTTAGACTAAACCATAGACAGTATTTTTCAGAAGACTCAGAGCATCTTCCTCCTGTTTTAGCGTGAAGAAATTTATTCCTGCCTCCTTAGACCAGAAAGGATGTCCCACCATATCTGGAGTTCCAACCACGATAATAGTCTTAAAAGGGAAAAAATGACTCAAGGTGGGGATACTAGGGACGATTTTATTCAAACCCTGGGCATAACCAATTTCAAAGGAAGTACCATGCCCGCTTCCCCAAGGTAGGTAGGCATAAATAATATTTGCTTTTTCTACCGCAGAAATGTCATCGTTGTAGATTTGCCCAGGATTATACCCGTTTAATTCAGTTTCAGAGTTGTTAATGGGGCGGTCTAGGGCTTCGAGAGTTTTGGATTTATCCATAGGGTCTAAGACTTCTACTGGCCAAACCTTAACATAGCTTTTAAGTTCATTACGCCAACCAGTGGCTTGTGGGTACGTTAACCCGTGGATACGTCCAGCCAGATAGATTTTTACTTGGGTCATTAAAATTTCTCCGTTTTTTCCATTATATACTTTATGTTTCTGGTTGTCAAGTGGGGATTAAAACCAATTAAAGTGCTATTGACGGGAATTGAACCCGCAAAATAGTCCTAAATCTTCTGGCGAAACGCCCTTCCCTTACCCATAGCTTTTACAGATTTGGTGGATTCGCAAATTCCAGTTGAACCACTAACTAAAGGTTAGTTAATGTGGGTATTCCTTTTCGGTTGGAGGTTTCCGTTTCAAACCTCTGGCTACCAAGCCACAATAGCATTCTTATTATATCTTGGGCTAATAGGTTTTGTCAAGTGGGTAGGGGGGTAGGTCGGTTTTTTCTTGGTTGACCCCTGCTTTCCCCCGCACTGCCCCAGTTGAGATAGGGTGTAATACAAATGTACTAAACATAAAGTTTCACCAGCAACTAGGGGGGTAGGTAGGGGGGTTCTTGGTTTTTTCTTGGGCTATCCCCTCACTTCCTTAGTTTAACCCAGTAGAAATAGGGCATGGATATTTAGACCTATTTCTAAAGACATAGCATTATGCTAAGGGGTTTTCAACTTTTTAGAATATTTTGCCAATGCGTCATAGGGTTTTAACCCGCATTCCATGTAAGCTATTAGGCTTGTTTGGATATTGTCTAACTCCTTAAGTTTTCTTAAGTCTGCCAAATCTCTCGTACCGTTCTCTAGTCCAATCAACTGTTGCATTTTATGGACAAACAAGCCATACTCGCAATTTTCCGTGAAACCGTTTGCTTTTAATTGGGCAGTCAATGGTCTAAAGTCCTTTTTAGTCTTGAACCGTTCCTCTAACCACTCCTGCCGTTGTTCTGTCTCAAACTTAACACCAAAAGCATCACAGAATAATTGTTGAAGCGATAAACCAACTAATCCGTCCCTGAAGGCTTGAGCTTTGACATTACCTGCTCGGTCAAGTTTGGCTAACACTCGTTCAAACTCCGGTAACGAGATTGATAGTGTGGTGTTTTTATTGAACTCAGTTTTGGTTTTGGATGTCTTGAAACCTTCTCCCAGTAAGCGTTTCAGGTCTTTGACGGCGACGGCTGGAAGTCTCAGAGTATAGCTATTATCCGTGTTACATCCGTTGCCATGAAACAACCACCGACCTTTTCTCGCAATGTTTTTTTATCATATCGAGATAGCTTTTTTGCGTTTCTCCGAATAAATGTATTCGCATTGAATGGGATGGATAATAGTCCCCATAAACCAAAACCTGTCCTAACGCATCTTTCCACTGACGAACCGATTTGACCTCTATCACTTCCGTAGCAGTCAGTATGTCTATTCTTCCTGCTAGTGTACTGATTTCGGTTTGCCCATTTAGTTCTTTGCTTAATTTAACCTGGATTTCTTTTTCTATCTTCCCCTGTGCTGTTTTTACTTTTTTGTGGATGTCTATCGATGGGTCTATTTTTCCCAAAATCTCTGTCGCTCTAGAGTTTCCCTGTGCAGACAACAAAAAGATAATTTTTTCAAAATCACATACCCTGACAGCCAAGGTCACGTTTCGGTTAAAATCACTCTTGACTTTCGTGAAACTGAACCCCATACCCAGTAAGCGTTTCAGGTCTCTTGATGCCGTATTGCGGTTGGTCATAAATAGGTCTGAAATCTGTGGAATCGCAACCCCGTAACTTCCATCCTCGAATAGTAAACCGTCAATCTCGAATGTCCCAAACGGAACTTTGGCTACTAGAGCTTTTTTTACATCATCGGACATTTTGAATCTCCTGTGATTCTAAAGACTCTATCATCCTAGCTTAAAAAACTCACTCCGTCAAGTAGGGGGGTTCTTGGTTTTTTCTTGGGCTACCCCCTCACTTCCCCCATTAAACCAAGTTCAAACAGGGTATGAGTATTTATACCTATTTCTAAAGGCATAGCTCTAAGAAAACCTATCAACTGGGGGGGTTATCCCAGTTTTTCTATGTCTGACCCTGTCCCTCCGGTTTGACCCTGCCGTAGATGGTTTCCATTATGGGAATCCCCGCAACGCCCGTGCTGGAATGGTTTGGCGATGTTGATGTCCTTTAAACCAATTTAAACCAATTAACCCAAAATGTACCAAATTATACATTTATTATTTCTTAACAGGTCAAATGTTTGTTCTAGAGTTTAATTTGACCTCAGAACTCTTGCACCAAACTTGACTGGGGATTTTCTCCCGTTATAAAAAATGTTAACTTTCATTAACATTAATTTCCTGTTTCACAGGGGGGTAAGACGGCTTAACCCCACTCCACAAGCTAACACGAGCTAACTGCCCGTTTACCCTAGTTAAAGGGGGTTTAACCCTGATTGATTAAGTTTGGTTCTCACTTAACCAGTTTTTGTTGGGTTAATCCCAGTATAACAGAGAGTAGGTTAGATGTCAAGGGGTTTGAGAAAAAACTTTTAGACTTCGGGCAAACTTTATTTTAAAGTCTAAGCACTGAGTTTTAGGTGAGGGACTAAACATCGACAACGATGGCTAAACATTTGCTAACAGGGGGGGGCAAACCAGTCAAGAATCGGGAGGAGCAGGCCAGAACCCCCAAAACTTGTTTAAGGCTAGGGTTCCGACCTTGCCCGATTAAGACTGTCTGCCCATGTAGAATGGGCGAACTTGGTGTATGTGTTTACCATTTGATTCTAGCAAAATTGAAAAAAGATGTCAAGGGGGCTAACAGATGAGTTTGGTAAAATAAGTTTAAATTGGCTACGGGGTGAAATTAGGGGGTGTCCCGTGAAAAAAAAGAATGAACCCCCCCACCCCCCTAGTTGGCAGGGTAAGACGGGGAAAACCCTAGTCAGACTAAGGTTAAAAAGAGGTTCAGGAGACAATTAGAGGGGTTATCCCATTCTTGAAAAATGTCTCGAACCCCCCCCAGTTGTGTCCTAACCCTGTCAAATAACGGACAATAAAAAACCCCTTTGGAAGGGGTCTAGGAGGTTTTGTGAATTGGTTTAAGATTTCAGCCCAAAATACTGGATTTTCCCCAGACTGGAACCCTTATGGGATAAGGCTTCTGGGCTATTTCCTTCGAGAAATTCCCCGACTGATTTATGGGACTTGTTGAGAGCAGAACATACTTGGGTTTGGCTCATCCTATAGCTACCGTCAGTTAACTGATAACCATCCAGTACAAGAGAACCAAGTTTAAACGTAGCCTTAATAGCTTTGGACATAGTATTTCAGGGGGATTAAAGATGAATAGACCCAGCCTAACAAATCTGAAAGGGTATGTCAAGGGTTTCAAGGTACAACTAGGGGGTTATCCCATTCTTGAAAAATCTCAGAACCCCCCCACTTGTTACCCCAGCCCCATCGAAAACGGGTTCCAACAAAGAGCAGCAAGTTTGCAACCTGCTTTAGCCAATTTAGCTTGTAGAATCATAGCATTGGTTCTGACTTGACGAGAGTAAGTAGAGAGCTTTATAGCTTCCAGAGTGAAAAATAGTTTATGCTCTGGGATTAGGGAAATCTCTTGTAAACCCCCATTAGATAAGGCTTTTACTTCTTTCACGCAATTTTCAAACGACCAAAACTCGTTGCAATCTGAATCGTTGTAATGTGAAGGCCATCCAGGTGGGATTTCACTTAAGAACTGATACAGACTGCCCTTCTCGTAATCCAGCAATTTAGCCAAACCAGATACAGAGATACCTGTTAAACCAGATTCTGGCTGATAGAATAACTCTACTCCTTTAAAAGAACCAGACTGAAAAGGGATTCCTTCAATGGGCTGAATGGGGTTAGAATCAAACACTTGCGTTAGACGGTTATCCATGCTAAAATTGGGTACTGGAACAGTTTTATCTTAGCAAGTCCCAAGGTTGATGTCAAGAGCTTGCTAGGATTTTCTCTTTTTGGGTTAACTGATAACTGATTGCTGACAACTGACAACTGACAACTGATAACCGACTATTGTCGCAGACTACCCGAAAACCGTAATCGTCGTCGTAGTTGCGGCGGCTGTCGTAGAAACGGAAAGCGGAACGGCAGTAATCCGGATTGCTGAACCAAGAACCGCCCCGCAGACATTTTTTAGTCCAAGAACGATTATCACTATCAATCCACGCCGTGCCATCATCCTGCGCTCCAATATAGTCCCCGTGCCAATTGTCTTCGCACCACTCCCAAACATTACCACTCATGTCATACAGTCCCCAACCATTGGGCTTTTTCTGTCCTACAGGATGAGTTGTACCATTAGAATTTCCACCAGACCAAGCGTAATTTCCTGACTGATTATCATTATTACCAAAATAATAGCGAGTAGTAGTCCCCGCACGACAAGCATACTCCCATTCAGCTTCTGTAGGAAGACGATAATTTTTCCCTGTTATTCGACTCAATTTCTGACAAAAAGCTTTGGCATTGTTCCACCTAACCTGTTCTACTGGATTTTGGGGTCTGTTTTTAAAGCTTGAGGGATTGTTCCCCATTACTGCTTGATATTGTGCCTGAGTGACAGGATATTTCCCAATAGCAAAACTGTTGACTTGAACTTGGTGTGGAGGCTTTTCATCCTCGCTTTCAGAAGAACCCATGAGAAAGTTACCTGCTGGTAAGCCTACCATTTCTAGTGTTACCCCATTGGCTAGTTTTTCGGTAAATTGGTTCATTTTCTTACTCCTAAGTGTTTTGTTCTGACAACTGATTACTGATTAATGGCAGACTACCCGAAAACCGTTAAAGTAGTTGCGGGGGACGCGGCGGTTGTTGATGAAACGGCAAGCGGAACGGCAGTAAACCGGATTGTTGCCCCAGGAACCGCCCCGCAGACAACTATCTTCGCACCACTCACAAACATTGCCGTGCATATCGTACAATCCCCAAGCATTGGGTCTTTTCTGTCCTACAGGATGAGTTTTATCCTGAGAATTTCCGTAATACCAAGCGTAATCTCCTAACTGATTATCATTATCACCAAAATAATAGTGAGTAGTTGTACCTGCTCGACAAGCATATTCCCATTCTGAATTTGTAGGTAGGCGATAGTTTTTCCCTGTTATTTCACTTAATTTTTGGCAAAAATCTTGAGCATCGTCCCAACTAACTTGTTCTACTGGATTTTGGGGATTATTTTCAAAGTAAGAGGGATTGTTCCCCATTACTGCTTGATATTGTTCCTGAGTAATGGGATATTTGCCAATTGCAAAACTGTTTACTTTAACTTGGTGTTGAGGCGCGTCATAGTCCGACGCATCACCCATGAGAAACTCACCTGCTGGTAAGCTTACTACCCCCAGTGTGACTTGATGGGGTAGTTTTTCGGTAAATAGGTTCATTTGTTAGCCCTAAGTGTTTTGCCTAAACTGGTCTAGGCAAGCCCCGTCCCTTTTAGGGTGGGGTTAGTGACCAATATAACAAACATTTTAGTTAATGTCAAGTCCTAAGTCAAAACCCCTTCAGGCATTTTGCTGGCTTTAATTTCAGTGAGTTCATCTACGGAAAAGCCGTCAAGACCTTGTAAAGCGACGTATAAATCCATATTAGTGGAGTCAAAGGTATCATTCTCTTTGTCGTAAAACACGCCGATATGACCATAAAGACCAGTAGCCCGGTCTAGTTCACGAACAAAGATGGATTTTAGGACAGGGATAGCCTTTGGGACAGTAGAATCTACCTTATATTCAGCAACAACTGGTTTGTCAGGGTGTGTGTCCACGTTGGTAGAAATACTTACTGTACCTAAAAAATGGGATAGGGTAGCTTTCAAGAAATTAATCCTCCGAGTTAAAATTTGGTCGTTCGAGACTACTAATATATTGTAGCAGGTATTGGTTTTAGATGTTGAGGGACTTTAAGGGATTCTATAATCCCCAAAGTTAGAGCAAAATGTTCCTTATCTTTAAAATAAAATTCCGCCATATCTTTAGGACTAGCAAATCGTTCTATACCCATTGAAATTACTTCTGTGGAGGGGGAATTTTTATAAATTTTACCCACATAGGGGTGAACCCAGTTTCCGGGGTAAGCCACTTCGCCAGCAGGATAACCCTTTATTTGCTTAAGTTCATCTGAAGTTCTATTTTTAGCTAAAAATTCCTTAGCTAAGTTGGCAAATTTAGGGTCAGACCCTTCCAGCAGGTGTGCCGCTTCATGAAAAACTGAGGGTTTAACATCATTGGAACGGGTTACAGATATAGAAAGATAATTATTTTTTTGGGGTTCTTGTGCATCGAATCCAGCCCAACTTCTTTTTTTTTCGCTGAGTCCAATACGGGGGACTAAGTTGTTCAGAATCCCCCCTGTAAGTTTATGAAATTCAGCCAAAGCCTTACTAATTACAGGAGTGTGAGTTTTATAGATAGGGTCTTCAGTATTGGCTGGTTTAAGATTTTTAGTGTATTCACCTATTTGAAAATTAGTTTGTCCCACTAGGAGGTCAGAGTTTACAGAATTATTATTATCAAGCAGTTCTTGATACAATAAGTTCATCTGTTTCTCAAGGTAAATATCAAGAGACTGCTTCAGTTTACGTTTTCTAGCAAAAAGTTTTTGGGCTTTTTCAACGTCTTCAAGGTTTTTAGGGTCTAAAGATTTTATCTCCGCATTGATTTGGGCATCTTGAGTTTCAAAAACTTTGACAAGTCTATCCAGTTTAAACTGGGAGATTTTAGATTTTGCAGAATTAATAGTATCAGTGTACTCTTTGGAAACCTGTTTAGGAGTAGTTGGTTTTGGCTCTGCGGGTTCTGGTTTAGGGTCTAAGTTTTTTTGAGTGGAGCCATACTTAGAGCTTATTTCTTGTCCTCTCTGGGTATATTCTTCCAGGGTTAAATTCTTTTTCTCAACGGGTTTAGTACCTTTTGCTACAGTTGGTACATAATCAGTTGGTGTAGGTTTAGCCGATTCAGGTTTGGAGGAATCCAATAATTGTTGTTTTAAAGCATCACGAACCCTTTGTCTAAATTTGGCGAAAGGGGAGGGTGGTTTAGTTTTTTTAGCCTCGGAAGAAGTGGGTTTAGTGGCTTTTTTCCTATCTTTTTGGGGCTTAACCACATCAGGTTTAGTAGCCCATTTACCAGTCAAGGGGTCACGTTTGTGCTTAGAGGGGTCAAAAATAAAAGCTTCCCCTTTGACATTAGTACCTTTAACAACCCCCATACCATCTTTAATATTACCGCCACGGGATTTCTGGGGGTCTAGGGGGAAATTAGGGGAGTTTAATTTTCTACTTTTGCGTCTGGCCATTATAAAATTGGGAAAATGATGCTTCTGTTCAGGACATTGGGCGTATAGGGTTTTATCAATACCAATCCTGTTAAGCATAGATTTTCCCCTATGCGCCCAAAGATTAAGGTAGGGATTGCGGGGAAACCAATATGGAACCAATAAAAGTTAACATATTAATAAGACAAGGAGCCAGCTATAGGGGTAAATCTTTACTATTGGCGGGTGACTATAGTGACTGGGAGTTCGCTTGGCAAATTAAGAGAAAACATAAGGGAACACTATTGGCAGAAGGAGACTTTGAAATAGTTAATGATGATTTCCTAATAGGGAGCGTCAACTATGAGAACCACACATTAATAACTCCAATTATGGTTTATCAGACCACAACCTTATTACCGGCGGCAATGGGGAATATAGTTGGGAGGGATGCTTGGGTATATGACTGTGAAATGAAGTCCCCCGATGGGCTAATTGTACACAGATTTTTTGAAGGATTGGTTAATGTTAGCCCAGAAGTGACTACGGAGGTAATTCCCGATGGCAATTGAACTGAATGGGGAAATATTATTTTCTAATGAGACTAACGGGGTGTATGTAGTTACCACTCCTGAGACTTTAGTTCAAACAATAACACCCACAAATAATGTCTTTTATGTGACAACAGTTTTTGTCGGGTTAAACCCAGTATAACAGAGAGTAGATTAGATGTCACGTTGACATGGCGAAGTTTGGTTCTAGTCCTGAGTCTTCTGTTTCTAGGACGGAGAAATTTATTCCTTGACCAGCGCAGAATTTTGTAAACCCTTCTTTGACTGAGGAAGTGAGATTAGAGAAGTCAGCAGAAACACGGACGTAAGAGGCTTTTACTTTTTGCTCCATCTTGTTAAGGACTTGTAACTGGATAGTATAAAGATTCTCCCAACCGGCTTTAAAAATATCCTTCTCAGATTGGGGGGGTTTTCTAAGTTTTAAAGAGTAAGGAGCGTAGTTTAATGGGTCATCAGAATAAACGAATTGGGAAACCCACTCGTAAAAGAGAACCTCACATTTGCCTTTGTTCCAAGCAGATACTTGTTTTCTACTGTAGGATTTGCCTACTTGCCACGGAAAAATCTTTTCTAAAAGCTGAGTAATGCTGAGGGGGTTTTGACTTAGACTAGACCCCAAAGAATTACCCCAACAACCCTCGTGTACTATTGCTATACCTACACTGGAGTAGCATCTAATTGTTCCTACGTTATCATAGAAATTATACCAAGCTTTAAAAATACCTTTCTTATCAAGTTCATCCCTTAGCGTATAGAGAGCCTCTCCAAGTTCACCACAGGGGCGGTTAAATTTATTTTCGCTGAACTCTAGAATGGAGAACATATACTCCAGATAGGTGTTGGTGTGTTCACGCCAGTGAGCCAACGTCTTGTCGATATAGGCCTTTCTTCCATCCACATCTTCAGGAGGGATGCAAGAGTAAGCAAAAAAATCCTCATTATGGATTAAATCATCCGCATTACGAATCTCGTAAGGTCTAATTCTTTTCGCTCCTTTCTCAACACATCTAGTTACATCATAAAAAATTTCGTTGGTGAAATCCATTGCAATTTGTAATTGTAATAGGACAGCACTCCCCGCCGCAACAGTCTGAGAGCCAGTTAGTTTTACGGCTTCTGTTTTCTTTTTGAAGGGAGTGTTAACCATAGTGGTTAATACGGAACCCATAGCGGCGTTGTAAGCGGCTTGTAGACCCTTAGTGGAAGTAGCCTTAGTTTTCGGGGGGTTATAAACGGGTAAAAGTTTTTTTAGGAGTTTATAGATGTCCACGAAATGACGGCTGGTATAGCCAGTGGGTGTGACAACTTTCTCTACAAAAAGTTTAAATTCTTCGTGAACGGCGATAAAAGTGGCGGTATCCACAATTTCCGCCTCTAAAGCTTCGATAGAGACGTTATTAAAGTCTCTGAAGTCCATTTCGACTTCTACTGCGAAAGTTTTTAATATTTTGTTGGCTGTTCCTAACATAGGTGTCTTTGGGGTAGCAATAACTAAAGTATAACAGAGGGTAGATAAAATGTCAAGGGGGGTTGAGAAAAAACTTTTAGACTTTAACCTTAGTAGAAAACTACCATAAATGTTAATAAATATCAACAAAGGTGGGTCTAAAGCAGAACCCCTCCCCAGTAGAGATACTAATCCTTCAGTTTTAAAAACTCCTTAGCGAGTTTATCTAAGACTTTGTGAAACCCTAGATAGATGTCTTTATCGTGTAAGTCTTGGAAATCTGAGATAATTTGGTTATATAGGGGGTCATAGCTTTTACTGCCTTCGTAGTAGCTCACGATTACGGATAAGTCTCTACGAAGTTCGTAGCCCCCAGTAGTGGTCAACCCCTTAAGCATATTTTCTATTATGTTGGCGGGGCTATTGTGCTGGGAAGCTAACTCCAAGCCTTTTAGGATTGCATTGTTTAATCCTGTAGCGGATACGGATTCTACTATAGCGTAAGGATGACCTTTAGGTTTCCCCCTTTTCTCGAAATCGGACTTTAAATAGGGGCATAAATTACGATTTTTACCAACCATAAAGAATTTTTGAGCCTCTAGAAAGAACACTGCGAGTTGGTCATCAAAGTTAGCACTAGACTCGTAGTATTCACCAATCTCACTCCCAGAGTCAAGCCCTAAAAAAACCATACAGAATCTCCAGAAGTGAACCATATCCTTTGTAGCATTTTGAACTGTACGGATTCTCAGTTCTTTATGGAGAGCTACAATGGTTTCTTCCAGACGGTTAGGATTGGTTTGAGCCATAGTAGCCCCATTCATCCTCAGCATCTGATTATAAGTTTCATCCGATAGCGCAGGAAATTTTTTAGGGTCACGGGGCAATACGGACTCAGTGTAACCTGCCACTTTGAGGAACTCTTCGGAGGACAAGTGGAGTAGCCAAAACCCCAAAACATCGGTAGTGGTATTAAGTTTTTTAGCCAGATAATTCCAATGATGCCAAGTTCGGAAATCAGGGCTACCGGCGGATAACCCAGTACCCACCATTTTCTTTAATTCTGTTTCCTGGTAAATAGAGAGCATATTTACCCTGTCCTTAATACCGTCATCAGCATTATACAAGTCACGAGCATTCCACTCGTTAGAACAAGCAATTATGACAGTTCGAGACTTAACGTTTATTGCGTCAACTCCCTTATTTTCGGTGCGTAGTACGCCGTTACTAACTAATTGCTTAGTCAGCCCAGAGTGTAACATTTTTTGTTGGGTGGATTTGGTGAGGTCATCCAGATAAGCCAGATGGGAGACAGCAATTTCCCCCCAACCAAATCTGCCAAAGTTATCAGCCATGGTTTGGATGTCATAGCCGCAATTTTTCAGAGCGTCCATTACAAAAGTCATTAGAGCCGATTTACCCAAGCCCGGTTCACCCAAGACAATGCCCATAGAGCGAAACTTATGGTTAATGTCGATTCCCTCAACAGTTGTGGAATCACCACTTCCAACCACAATTCTCCCGACTAATAAGAGGAACATTTGACGTTCTGCTTCGGGAAAGATGGACAACAAATCTTGGGCTGTAACCTCCTGAATGCGGGGGTCAAACCAAGATTTCTGGGGAACTATATATTTCCCACCAGTACCACCCCTTAAACTGATGCCAGAATTGTATCGTTTGGTTTGCTCACCAGCCAACATTAAAAGAGCAGTATTAAAAACTGGTCTACGATTGTCCCCATTGTGAAACACTAAAGGTTTCCAGTATTCCCAAACTTGCTTGCTACAATGAATCTTAATCGTGTTTACTGCGTCCTCCAGGGTGTCCTGGTGTTCCATTGGCACAATTTTCTTTTTCCAATGGAAATCCGAAGGTGGTTTGTAGCCATCCCCAGTGGAAGCTACCGTGTAGGGACAGTCAATATAAATTTTGTGTCCAGCTAAATCACCCTTTGGATGGGGGATAAGCTCTAGCCCATGTTGAGCCAGAACTCGCATTCCCTCCCGATAACGGGTGAAATCCCCCATAAACTGACCCTCATCATCAGAATCTCTAGGGGTTTTTTGTTCTTGCTGGTTCTCAAATCGGTTTTCATGGGGGTCACAACCCTCATGGTTGAATTTGTCCACGCTATATTTTTCTCTTGCAGTTAACTTTCTCGTCATCACTGGCCGCAAATAATTTGTCCTTGTTGAACCCAGTGTAACAGACCCCCCCAGAATTGTCAAGGGCTGATTTAAAGTGGTTTTACTTTAGTTTTCAAATGTTTTTCAAATGTTTTTCGTATGCAGTACGGATACGCTCATCATAAGGTGGGCGATGTTGGTTGTAAGCCGGGCCATTATAAGAACGAGCAAACCCTTTAAAATCTTTTCGTCTCAGGGAAACCACCAAAGCATTACGAACTAAAAACTGCCCTAAAGCTTTTAACTGGTCTTTAGGGCTGTGCATGGCTTGGAAAAATTCTTCAACTGTAGGGTAGCCAACCACTTCATAGTTGAATCCCATAATCTGGAAAGCCCCAAAGGATGCTGATTGTAATGCCGCTTCCCGGTCTAAAAGCATAGCCGCCTCTAAGCGTAGGTATTCCCCCTCAGAACTACGGGAGTTCAGTAAGGGAGAGTATTTGCGAGTAGAGAGTTCAGGATGGGAAGAATCAAATTTACGGTTAGTCATACTAGAGAAAACGTGGGATTCAAATCTAACGACGGGTCTGCCATCATCCTGAAGTCCCCGACCAGAAGATTCAACTTCGGCAACTGCTTTCAATAAGGCGACCTCTAGATTAAGACTTTTAGCCAAGGCTTGGAAATCTGCCTCCGCCACTGGACTCAAATCGTATTTAAGGGTATCCGCCGGTTTAGCAGTATCTGCCAACAGTTTTGTGATGAAACTCTTACCGATAACTTGTTTTTCAAAATTATTAAGTTTATATTTCTCAGAGGCTTGTTTAAGGGCTAGTTCTGTCCCTTCCCCCCAAATACCGTCAATTTCTAATTTATAAAAGCCTATTCTGGCTAGTTCTGTCTGTAAGTCTTTTAAAGTCTCTGAATCAGCTTTTAGCTGGTCAAAGGTAACGGTTTTAGCAGGATTCAAGGTCATAAAAAATCAAGTCCAGATTAAACAAGGGTCTAAATCTGGACTTGGGCGTTAAGTGGTTAGAGTTCTAGCCTAAAGTTTGGAAAACTACATAAAGTTGACGTAACAATTCAGAATATACATCAACCTCCTCAGAATCTAGCTGATGATTACGGAGTACGGTGGTTAATGAGTCAATAGTGTTTTGAACATTATCACAAAGCAGACCTGTATTTAGGTCAAACTCGGTAGGAAACTTACACTCGAAGTCAGATTCCTCGTCATCCTTAAAATCACATCCCAAATCATCGCACTCACAGTCACCGCAATCGGTGGGAAGGAGTTCATTCATTTCTGATACCATAATGTTCCTCAAGGGTAAAGTGTTTGTTTTAACGGGTCAACTTTGTGTTGGGCGGTTACTCCCTGTTTGACAGAGAGTAGATTAGATGTTAAGGGGTTACTTTAGCCAAAGCCAAGTAAGGGGCTAATGCTTTCAAAGGTAGAGTGACTCTTAAAGCTACCAGAGCTTGACATCGTAAGTCCTCTTTTTTGATACCCTTAGCAAGTTCTATGGCTTCGGGTATTAGTTCTGGGGGTAAATTAGGGGCTAACGCCACTAACCCTTGGGAACGTTCGGCTTCCGTGTCGAAACTCTTTATAATTTCTAAAGCTTTCCGCATCAAATTCTCAGACATTTTAGACTTCAGTATTTCCATTAAAGAGATGGTGAAGGGGGCTTTGAACCCCCTTTGGATTAGGTATAAATGCCTACCAATCTAGGTCAATGTCTCCACGGCTGGGGAAATTTTCAGAGGCTACGACTAGGGACGCATTAACCTTAGTATTTCCATTTGCCATTTTGGTTTTGTTTACTACTCGGAGTAAGCAGGGTTTAGTAGGGGTGACTACCGGGCCAGCCTCAAGAGTACGGGCAATGGCTTTGTTGGACATAATCTTCATACCATCTTCAGTGGTGAGGGTGAAAAATCCACCATTGTCACTTTCTTTAAATTCATACCCTACGATAGTGTATTCTGTACCGTCTTCCAAATCACGGAGGGGTGTAGCAGAACCACCACCAGTCGGGGGTTCAGCCAAATAAGTAAAGTAAGTACCTTTGCAGAATGCCTTACGCATTTTCAGGGCTTCGCCTTTACGTTTTTCCATGTCGGCTTCAACAAAACGTGCGGACAAGTCGAAGGTCAAACCTTCGAGGAACTCTTCGCTTTCAGGAAGGACAATGGTGATGCCACTGTCGGTGGGTATCGCATCTATGCCCTCGATATTGGCGAAAGCCATGTAGGGTACGAACAAGGTTTGACTGAAACGAACTCCTAGATTGTAACCAGTTTCACCGTTTTCAGCAGGTTCGTCTTCAAACAAGCTGGGGTTTGCTTTTGCGTATGCCGAACCCCGCAATAATGTGTTAGAAACTTTATAAAGGGTGGGGCTATAGAGTGCTTTGAACACCCCATTTTCCGCTTTTACTGTCAGAATGGAGCCATCTGGGTCGAACTTTTCACCAACTTGGTTTAGAATGTAACTGAGTTGGGTAGTCAAGGTTCGTCCAATCTTAGAGTTTGGAACATTGGTATAAACCTTGTCCCAAAGCTTACCAGAGTATAAGGAAATTACTTCATCAAAGGAAACTACGGAGGGTACTTGTGCAGTTGAGGTTGTCATAAATTTGTTGGGTTTTGTTTAGATTTGGTTTTTGTTGGGTTAACCCTAGTATAACAGAAGGTATATTAGGTGTCAAGGGGTTTGAGAAAATTCTTTTTGGGCTTTTCTCTGCCGCTTTACCCTAGTTAAAGGGGGTTTAACCCTGATTGATTAAGCTTTGTTATCACTTAACCAGTTTTTGTTGGGTTAATAACCCCAGTATAACAGAGAGTAGATTAGATGTCAAGGGGTTTAGGTTATTTCTTTTTTCCTGTTTTTTCTGTTCAATCCAATCCTGGAGTACCGTCCTCCAATCTAGATGGACTACTTCATCGAAAAAATGGGTCTGAAACCCCGCCCTTTAGCGATAGCGGAGGGCGGCTTTATATGAATTAGTGAGAAACAATTAAACCGTTAGAACGACGAATTAACTGAATCTTGCTAACAGCTATTTGTCCTAATCGTTTCCAATTGGTATCGCTTACAGATAGCTGTTTTTCGGTATCTCCACTTACATAACCAATCCCTTTGGGAGAAGAAACTAAATCTCCTTTACGGAACCCATGTCTTGTGGTAGAGCCACCATATTTACGTCGTTTACCACCTTTAGAAAAAACCATCAGGTGAAGTTGACGACGACTAATAGGAGGACGTTTGATGACAGCAAAGGGAGCGTTTGTTACTGTAACATAACCCTTCCAATCATATCCATGTCCATTAGAAGTATGGAATGGCAAATAATCTAAAAATTGAAAACAGGCAAGAGCAATTCCATCGTTAGCATGACTTTCTGGTGATTGTTCTGCTTTATTTTTGGACTTTTCTAGTCGCAAATGCTTTCTGAGATTAGAGGTTTGCCAACCAAAGCGAGTATGGACTGTTGCCAATTGAGACAGTTGCTCAATAGCCCATTTTTGTCCAACCATAACCGGCGAGAAACCTTTTCCAGACTTAGCCCCTTTTCTACCAGAAGTTAAATCAACATCGGCTTTGACATACTCAAAGTAAATGTCAGTAATTGGATAGATTTTGGTTAGTTCGGAAACGACTCGAAGTTCAAGTTGACGATTAGCTCTGATTGAGGGAGCTAATTTTCCTGTTCTTCTATTTGAAAATCGTTTTTGTCGATGCGCTCTTAGATTAAAAGGAAGTTGGCGGTTAATCCGTCTTCCTCTACGTCCTCTTCGCATTAAGCACCGATTTTCCATGCGCTCTTTTACTCGTTTAAAAGGAAGTTCTAAGTGAGCCTTCCAAAGAGTAAAAAGAGAGGATTGAACGCCAATTCCAGAGAATAATTTACCCGGGTCAATACCAATGGCAATCGGTTGGGTTTTGTTATCGGAAGGTTCATCGGTTAGCTGGACATAGAAAATATCTAAGTCGTTGAATTTGCCGATAGCTTTTCCTTCCTTAATCCACCGTCTAGCCCGACTGGGTTTGGTGGGCATTAACGGTTTTCCGTCTTTTGAGATAACAGGAACTCTTGCCATGGAGATAATCCTTAAGAGTAAAGTTAATGTCCCTTTCCGCAACACAATCAAGATGTCTTGTCTAACAACGCTTTACCAATAAAGCTGAGAGGTAATCCGAACTAGGGAAGCATTCGGAGGTCTGTGCCAGATTGTGTCTCGATGCGGTAGTCTCTACTTGCGTCGCCTAAATTGGTTTAGGCAAGCCCCGTCGCTTTTAGGGCGGGGTTAGTGACCAGAGCCATCGAAGATTACCTTGAGTATGGTGTACTCACCACTTTCCAGACCTTGTTGCTCAACCTCTGTCAAAACTGGAGTTTGATATGTTTCGCACGGTGTAATTATAATGTACATGGTTGAATCCTGAAGGTTAACCCCAGTATAACAGTTTGAGCGTTATTTGTCAAGTCAACTCAGGACTTAGGAAGTCATAGTACCCATGTACTGTTACTCTTTGTCCGGATTCAACAAACCAGTCGTGGGCTTTCTTCAGGTGCTTAAAACTAGAATTGGGTTCACCAGAGTTAACCACTTGACGTACCTGTAGTGCGTAGTTAGCTCTTTGTAAAATATCAAATTCAGGGGGAGGGTTGAGTAGATTAATCACTTCGATAGGACTACCTTTGATGAGATTATCACTCTTATCGCCTTTTTCAACTTTTATATCCCAAATTTGGGGGGGAGAGTCAATTTTACGTTTTTCCCGTTTTAAGGTGTGAGCAAATACACCCGCCTCATCACGGAACCGAGGAGTCCATTGCGCCATACTGACCCAGAGAGAGGTGGGTTCCACAAAGGGTTCCAATAGGGCTTGGTCTAAGGTCATACTGTTGAGGACACCATTGTTAACCAAACCCATCCAGTCAGAGTCTATCGTGTGGAGAAAAACCAGTCTATTACTTTTGCTTCTTACAATGGCAGAGGCAATATCATCTGCCTCAAATTGGGGGAATCTTAAATAGTGAATAGGGCTGTTAGGGGCAGTTACATAATCTAACCCAGCTTGGTTAACCTCATACCATTCATCGGTTTTAGAGGGTCTACCACCTTTATACTCCGGGAATCCTCTCTCTCTAAGGTAGGCTTCTCTCCAGTAAGGGCTACTATCATCTACTACCACCACTGTATGGGGGAAATAAGGAAGACCAGTAAACCCCCGATTCAATGTAATAGCCCATGTAGCCTTTAACCAAGTTGAGGCAGTAGCGGCAGGAAGATTGGCTTTAATAAACTGGTACTGATGGTAAATCTGGTACACTGCTACCCTAAAGTCGTTAACAATAATAGGAGCGTTGGTAAATTCAGACATAGTTTTTAGTCCTTATAGGTCTCACATATAATATGCCTGCAATCCCGACTTTAGGTACAAATAAAAAATCAACCACTGGGTGTTATCAGTAAATTCTCGTTAACTTCATGAAACTTAATCCTCATAATCTCGCAGTCTATCCAGACAAATACGCCCAATTTGAGAGTGTAGTCACACAAATAAAAAAGTTTATGACCCTTATTGACGAAAAGATTATCCCCCAGTTCTTAGATGACACTGAGCCTTTGGGTGAAGTAACTGTAAATGGTAAGACCTATCAGGTAACTAGCCCAGAGAATCTTTTAGAAGAACAGTATATTGCCTATTTTGCTGGACGGAGCGAGGCTATGGATGCCTACATTAATATTTTTGGACAAGAGGATGAAAATGGTACTGTGGTGCTAGTACAGACCAAAGATGCCAAAGATGCTGTACGGAAAGCTAAATTGGAAGCCCAGATGTTAGCCCCCGCTCGAAAAATGATTGAGGCACTGCTTGGCCAACCAGTAGGAACCTTTAAAAGATTACGCTCTAAAACCATCATGGGTATTTATAACCATTTACAAACACTACTGGATGAAATCGGGCAAACACCAGAACAGGATGGTGTTACCCCCGTTCAACAGGAGGAATTAGATGTCCCTTTGGATTCCAAAATCGAGCAAGAGTAAATCTCTATGTGGAAACTCTAATCGATGTTTTACCCGTATTTTACAAAATGGGAATTAGCCGTAAACAATTACTATCTATGCCACATTGGGAAGTCATGAATGCTTTAGCTGGTCATTATAAACATCGGGCTAGGGACATTCTTGACATGACCGATGCTGTTGCGTTAGGTTCTGGATTTGGTGAACCAGAGGAAAAAGAAAATGCCCGCAATATGATTGTTGGTAGAGCAGGTTTCCCCCGGATTAAAACCAAAGTCCCCAAGAAATTTACGGGTAAATCTTGGACTTCTGATTTAATGGGGGCTATTTAATGTCTAGGTCTAAAAAAGATATTGTGGTGAATACGGAGGGAAGTCTACCAGATTTAGTAAAGGAGGCTATTTGTTTCTATAAGGGTTGCTACCCTGAATACTCATTCTCGGAAATCTGTCGAAGGGTAAATCGGAAGATAACTCCTTTGGATATTAATGAGGATTTAGTAGTCAGAGTTATTGAGGCTGAACCTAATTTGGTTGCTAAATACCGGAAGGGCGGGGCTGAAGCCGTCAAAATGGGCATGGAATTAAAGGAGTTAAAGTATGCTACTTTATATTCCCGGGTTCAGTTCTTGGCCGAGGTAATGGATATGGGTAAGTCTGGCTACAGTGACCAAAAAGTTACTGGTCGGGGTGACGTTATCGAATTAGTTTCTAAAAATCTTTCTGCCTCTTTGGAAGCACATAAACAACTTACTGCCATCATGTTTATGGTAGAGGGTGCTACTGAAGTAGTCAGTGAAGAAGACTATGTTGATGTCGCTGTTTACCCTCAATTCCTAGAACCCGCCCCAAATCAGATTGAGGCTAGTGCTGAATTAGCCCCCGATTCCGTTGAAAACGTTTAGTCACTAACAACCATAAAAACAACATGGTCAATATTGCCCACGGATTGAAACCCAAGAACCGCTATCAAGAACAGTTTCTACGGTCTTTACGGACAAATACCATTTCTATTGGTGTTGGTGAGGCTGGTACTGGTAAGACTCTGATTGCGATGTATTCCGCCCTTTTAGCTCTTAATAATCCAGATGACCCCATTAATAGTGTTTTATATGTAAGACCGTTTGTAAGAGACAGGGATGAGGTTGATATTGGGGCTATGCCAGGTGATTATGGGGAAAAAGTAGATTCATTGGGAACTCCCCTATGGACTAATCTTTCTGAAATTGCCCACCCTAAAGATTTCCAGAAGCTCCGTTCTACTATAGAAATTAGCCACATCGGTAATATTAAAGGAGCTAGTTTGTCTAATACCTTTATTATTTTTGATGAGGCTGAGGACGCTACTGAACGTCTGTTTAAAGCCGTGGTAACTAGAATTGCACACGGTTCAAAGCTCTGTATTATCGGAGACCCCACCCAATGTAGTTTGAAAACTGAAGCCTATTTACCAATTGCCGCAAACCGGTTGAATGATGTGGAAGGTGTTGGGGTAACTTTCTTTCCGAAGGGTACGTCGGTTCGCCATCCAATTCTGGCCAAAATTTTAGAAGCACTAGGTTAATCTAAAGTTAATCCTGAATTAAATATTAAACCACCTTGACGGGTGGTTTTTTTGTTGCTATAATAAACAGGATACCTATTTCTGGACTAAACTATGTCTAATTTATCTTATAACGGACAAATCATCGAACAGCGTCAGACCGATAACTATGTCAATCTGACGCAAATGGCTAAAGCTAATGATGTAGTGGTCTATGAATTTACCCGCAGTGAATTTGCCACGGGATACCTGAAAGCCTTACAGGAGTCCATTAACGGAAAATCTCCGCTTATAATGGTTAAAGGTTTCGGTGCTGATAAAACCACTTGGGGTCACCCTTTAGTAGCAATTGCTTTTGGTCAGTGGATTAGCCCAGAGTTCCATGTTTGGTGTAACCTAAATATTCAAACTCTGATGACTAACGGTACAGTTAGTCTGCCCCTAGTAGTACAACCTAAATTAGCAAGCGAAGAAAAGGCAGTTAAGGTAGCTGAGGCTGTCCACCACATTCAAACACTACTATCCGTCAATAACCCCCGATTAGCGCAATTCTTGATTGACCATGCTATTTCCGATTTAATGCCAAGTCAGGCTACTTTAACTGGGGATTCCTTGCAAGGGGTTGTCGAGATTGCCTTAGAAATGGGATTTAACCCTTCCCATGATAATCGGTCTCAACTTGGAAAATACGTTAAAAAGAGTTGTCGTCAACTAAGTCAACAAGAGAAACGGTTAGTCAACGGGGCAATGCGAGAGATAGCAGTTTATCCGGCAAATCACCCAGAAGTGAGAGAGGCAATAGAAGGATTTTTCAGCACTATAAACGGTTAACGATACAAAATAAAACATTAACCACCTTGACGGGTGGTTTTTTTGTTGCTATAATAAACAGGATACCTATTTCTGGACTAAACTATGTCTAATTTATCTTACAACGGACAAATCATCGAACAGCGTCAGACTGATAACTATGTTAATCTGACGCAAATGGCTAAAGCTAATGATGTTCAGTTAAAACATTTCAATGAAAGTGAGTTTGCCAAAAAGTATCTGAAAGCCTTACAGGAGTCCATTAGTCGGGATTCCCGACTTATGGAAGTTAAAGGTTTCGGTGCTGATAAAACCACTTGGGGTCATCCTTTAGTAGCAATTGCTTTTGGTCAGTGGATTAGCCCAGAGTTCCATGTTTGGTGTAACCTTAACATCCAGACCCTAATAACTAAAGGGTCTGTAAGTTTAGCCCCCGTAGAACAGCCTCAGTTACCCCCGAATAAAGTAGCCCTAGAGATTAGTCGGGACGTGCGAGAAATTACGGATAACCTAACGGACAACCCAAGATTAGCCCAATTCTTAATTGACCATGCGATTTCTGGCATTATGCCAAGTCAGGCTACTTTAACTGGGGATTCCTTGCAAGGAGTTGTTGAGATTGCACTAGAAATGGGATTTCAAGTTGACCACAGCAGTCGGTCACAGCTTGGGAAGTTTGTGAAAAAACTTTGTGGTCAACTTAACCAACCTGAGAAACGGTTAGTTAACGGCACAACACGAGAAGTTGCTTGTTATCCATCAAACCACCCTGAAGTGAGACAGGCTATAACAAACTTCTTCACTAAATAATTAAACAAAGAACCACCTTAACCGGTGGTTTTTTTGTGCCTAAACGATACCGCCCAAAATATTTTTGAATCCCCCTGCCCACTGAGAAAATATGTACTCCCCCGTTGAAGCTTTTACCACTTGTGTTGGTTATTCGGATTTTTTGTCTTGGTCTTTACTTTTCAATCGTCCGCAGTTCGATAATCTGGTAGTCCTCACTACACCCCAAGACCTGAAAACCCAAGAGGTATGTTCCTTTCACCATGTTCAGTGTTATGCTACTGAAGCTTTTTTTGCTGAGGGTCAAACTTTCGGCAAATCCCAGGCAATCGATGAATTTTTGAAGTCTGATGTCTTATCTAAAAGCGGTTGGCTAGTCCACTTTGACTCTGATATTGTACTACCACCTCGCTCAATGAATCATATCCGAAAAGAGCTTATAGAAACCGATTGTATATACGGTATTGACCGAGTTAGTGCAATAGGTTTTGATAAATGGGCAGATTATGTTAGCGACCCTAAAGTATTTTATGAACAGGAAGTCTGGCTCAGATTAGACCGTTTCCCGATTATGCCCCGTGTCTATAAGGATGGGTATTATGTCCCCATTGGATTCTTTCAAGCTTGGTACGCTCCCAATAGTGAAAATTCCTACCCTACAGTCCATCAAAATGCCGCTAGAGCCGATATGCTATTTGCTATGCGATGGGGAGGACAGAAGCGCAAATTAATCGCTAATGCTGTAGGAATCCATTTAGAGTCAGAACATGGAAATCTAGGGGTTAACTGGAACGGACGAAAAACCCCCCCCTTTAAGTCTAGAGTAATTCCAGAACAAGGAGGAGAGTCTGTCTTAGAACTGTGGGAACAAGGGGGAGAGTCGGTCTTAGGAGTGTGGGAACAATTAGAAAAGGCTTTAGAAGAATTTAAGGATATATGGTTCAGTAACTATTAACAGGCAAGAAAAAACCCCCTATACTCTAGGGGGTTAAATAAACCAAACAAGGAACAAATCTGGGTTGTGGGAGTCGAACCCACCTATGCCGTCTTATGAGGACGGTGCTTATCCGATAAGCTAAACCCAGAAGGTCTTTTGCTCCAGACCTCTTTATTATAACTTAGCCGTTATGGGTTTGTCAAGTCTAAACCAGAAAGAATTTCCTCAATCATCGGGATGTCTTCCCGTCGGTAGAAATACTCAGTGCTGACTCGTTTGCGTTTACCGTTTTTTAACCCGTAGACATGGCGTTTGGGGGGTTTTTCACCCATTAAGGTTTCCCATGCTTGAGCAACTTGAAGGCGGATTTTGCGGAACTCTGTGTTAGTGAAGTCTAAAGCCTTTGCTTCTAAATAATCCTTTAGGGAGAAATCTTCTGGTAGATAAAAGGGCAAACCCTTTAGTCCATTTTTCCACCCATCGATTTTTGGATAGACCGTGACTACTTTTTTGAAGTCCTGAATTTCTTCGCTCAACTTGTCAACTTTCCCAACTAGGCAAGTCATGACCATTTCAATGTTAGCCAGACGGTCTGAGTCGGAAACAAAACCCGTGACCGACCTAATCCAAGTGTCTATTCCAATTGAAGCAAAGGCTAAAAGACTTTTTCGAGCCACTGGATTAGCGGCTTTTGATTCAAAGCCGTAGTAGGAAATAATAGCGGCCGCCGCTTTGCTATTGACAATGTTCGCAAGATTAACACTGTCGCAATCCCCTTTAAGCGTCTGGGAGAAAACCTTACCCTGGAAGGGTTTCAAGCATTCTGGCACTGTTTTTGATTCGGGGGTTTCTTGGGAAAGATTTGCAATAACCCGACCCTCTGAGAACATACTCCCACGTTGAACCCCGCATAATCGGGCTAACGCAGATTGACTCATACCACAGGTTTTCCCGTCCGCACTGACGAAGAATTGCAATTCCATATCTAATTCGGGGACTTTAACGATTGTGGGTTTAACGGTTTCCATTTTATACCTCTTTGGTGTTTTCTGATTACTTTAACAGTATAACTTAGTTTTTATGGGTTTGTCAACTTCCTAACAAAAAAAAAATCCCCAGCTAGGCTAGGGTTATTAAAGTTGAGTCAGTTTAATTAGCGATAATCTCCATCCCCTTTAATAGTACCTGCCAATTTTCGGGCAGATAGCTTTGCCATGTTCAAGTTCATTATACTGAGAAGGTTGTTAAACCCGAACAGGAGGGCTAACTCATCAAGAATGGCGAACAGGGACATTATCCGCACCTTAGACTGTAGGGTATCTAGGGATTGGTATGCTTCATCACCTCGTAGTTGTTTTTTGTGAATACCAGCGAAGAAGCCAGCATAAATTACCGCTTTTTCAAACACTTTACTCAATCTCATGACAGCATAGCGTGACGAATCTGGTCTGCCCAAAGAGTATTGTGAAAATAAGGTGGACAGTGGGGGGAGTCCCAGATGCTTAACTATTCGACACAAGTAGTAAACTACGTCCCCCAGTTCTAGGGCGATTGCCTTAAGGTTAGTGTCATCTTGAGCTATTTGGTCATTATAGCACTCGATGGTTTCAGCTAACTCATTAACCAAACCCAGAATGGAATAAGTCAGGGCTACTTCATCAGGGTAAACTGCTGTAGAGTCCGTAAACTCCATATATGAGTCTAGGTAAGCCAAATTTTCTGGTGTTAATTCAAATCGCATAGGGTTTTAGGTCTTTCAGGTTTGTATGTTCCCAGCATAACATACCGCTTATGGTTTGTCAATACCTTTAGCCATAATTAAATCTTATCGCTAGGTTAAGCCCCCATCGCCCAATCTAAGACAGAAGCGATTGAGCGTAGAGAAAATGGCAAAACCTGGAAAATTAAAATTATATTTACACCCTGGACAACAAGAAGTATTCGGAAACCCTGCCAGATTCAAGGTTTTGGTCTCATCGAGGAGATTTGGGAAAAATTTAGAAGAAAACACCCCTATTTTGACCAAAAATGGTTATAAACCGATTAAGGAAATTTTCACTGGGGACACTGTATATAATGAACAGGGTTTACCTGTAAAAGTTTTAGCGGCTACCGAGGTATTTGAAGATGATTGCTACGATATTGTCTTTGAAAATGGACAGGTTATCAGAGCAGGGAAAAACCATGAGTGGGTTTTGGAGCTAAACCGTAAGTTAGAGTCTAACACATGGACTACTGAGGAAATATTCTATTACCATCAAAACATTCAAAAGGGAAGTAAAAAACTTAATTTATCTGTTCCTCGTAAAATTTTGCATCCGTGGGAAAGCTTTTTTATAGCCGATGTAATCCCTGTTGGAAGACATCGAACTAAGTGTATTCAGGTAGAAGGAGGGATTTTCCTATGTAGTAAGAGTAATATCCCCACCCATAACTCCCGGCTATTATTGACTACTTTAATCGAAAGGGCTATTAATTACAACGGCAACTATGATAAAGCTTCTCCCCCCGTCGTTTTGCTCGTTATGCCTAGCTTAAAACAGGCTAAACAAATCCACTGGGAACCACTTGTAAATATTCTAGATGGACACCCAGCAGTTAAAAGAATTTTTAAGTCTGAATGCAGAATCGTTTTTAAAGGAAATAAACCAGACATCATCCTCAGAGGAGCCAATGAAGATAACGGCGATAATATGCGGGGGTTGAAGATATATTTTGCTGGATTAGATGAGATGCAAGATATAAAACCCATTGTATGGACGGAAGTGATTCGCCCTGCTTTAGTTGATACTAAAAATAGTACATCTTTAATTATTGGCTGTGTTAATCCTAATACAAAAGTACTAACTCCCACTGGAATCAAGGAAATTAAAGATTTTGACTCCGATACAAAAGAGAAAGAGTATTTACCCATTTCTGAGGACATCTATGGAATAGGTAGAGAGTTCCACAAAGCAGATGGCTTCTTTAACAATGGTATCGTGGAAACGAGAAAAATCTCAACCAACTATGGGTTTACTTTAGAATCCTCCCTGAACCACCCTATTTTAACCAAAGATGGATGGAAGAAAACGGGTGAACTGGAAGTTGGGGATAAGGTAGCCATAGACTATGGGATGGAAGTCTGGGGGAACATTGACCCCCTAGCTGATTTTGAAGGGACTGGGACTGAGATAAACGGCTTAAGTATTTCAGGTGGGATGACTGAGCAGTTAGCCCATTTCTTAGGGTGGGGCATAGCACAAGGGAATTTTGCCAGTGCTTTTCATAATAGCGATGATTTAGGGAAATTCCTGAACCTGTTAAAGCACTTAGGTATGCGAAAGTTTTTCCCTAATAATCAGGTGATACCCTCTTGGTTGTGGAACGGAAAAAGAGAGTGGGCTGTGTCTTTTATAAAGGGATACATAGTAGGGGCGGGTTTGAGGGATGACCAAAAAAGAATAGTCCTCAGAAGCCCGTCAAAAGAGCTTTTAAGAGAGATGCAATTACTACTGACTAATTTAGGGGTAGTGGCGTGTCTTGGAGGGGATGGGCTGGTTTTAAACGGGTTTAACCCCGGTGAACCCTTAAAAAATCAAGACTATTACTGGGATACAATCAAAACCCTTGAACAATCAGAATGTCAGACTTTTGATTTCACCATTCCAGAAACCCATTCTTTCTGGTCTAACGGGTTTATCAGTCATAATACGCCCAAAGGGGCAGGTACATTTTTCCATAGTCTCTACCTACAAGGTGGTGAAGTTCCTAATTGGGCTAGTTTTTTAAAGACAGTTTATGATAATCCCTTTATTCCCCTTGATGAAATCCAAAGAACCAAAGAGTCATTACCCGAAAAAATCTTTAGACAAGAATTTTTAGCATCTTGGGAATCTTTTGATGGTCAGATATTCTCAGATTTAGATAAGAGACACTTACTGGATGATGATGATTTACCGACAAAATTTGACCAAGTATATATCGGAGTGGACTGGGGAGATGTGAATCCTGCCCTAGTAGTGGTGGGAAGACGAGGAGCCGCTTATTTTGTGATTGATTGTTGGGAAAATCCCAACCCTAAAGCGGCCATTGAACAACGAGTCCACAATGAGAAAGCCATTGAGTTAGCCAGAACGCATGGTGTCAACCGTGGATATGCTGACCCGTCACAACCAGGAAGAATTTTAACCATGAGAAAAGCGGGTGTTCCCAAGTTAATGGAGGGCTATAATAGGGTATCAGAAGGTAATGGGGTGGTTAACACTTTATTACACCAAGATAAACTTTTTATTGCCAAATCCTGTAAAAGGGTTTTTGAGGACATGACTGCATATCACCGAGAGTCTAAAGAAGGGAATGTTACCGAGAAAGTGGCTGAAGGGCAAAGAGACCATTTTTGCGATGCTTTGCGTTACGTTTTGGCTACTTTGGAGCATCGGAATATTGAGAATATCATCGATAGTATGGGTGCAAATACCCTAATACCCAGTGTCCCCCAAGATGATAGTCTCTACGGGAATTATAATTCTGGCTATTAAGGGGCAAGGGGTTAGGCCGCTCATGACCTAAGTAGAAGACCTAACCCCGCCCACCCTATGCGATACCCTGAGAAAGTCCCGTTTAATCAGTTAGAAACTTATCACCCCGATGTACTGGCTAAAAAATACATCTATGAGACTGCTGACGATTTGTTAGCGGGGGGTAATAAGATTAGGGAAAATCTGGAGAAATACCTCTGCAAAAAGCCAGATGAGGATGCAGAAGTCTATAAGTACCGCAAAAAGATTTTTACCTACACACCTATTTTAGGGCAATGTTTAGCCCAATTAATGAATCGGATGACTGCTTCAAACCATGTTATTAATGGTTTGGGAACTCAAGGAGACGAGGGGAAGTTCTGGGCTAAATTTAGGGAATCCGTAAATGGAAATAACCAAAAAGAAAAGAACTTTATTAAAGAAGTATTTTACAGACTTTTGAAGTATGAACGAGTTTATGCAGTAATTGATATTGAATATACTGAGAACCTACCTAAAAACCGTAAGGAACAAGATGAACAAGGTTTAATGCCTTATATTGCCCTATATGACCCCTGTAAGGTAGTCCACTATGACGAAAAGGATGGACGGTTACAATGGATAAAAATTAGAGAGTTAATGACTGAATATGACCCAGTGGGTATCCCTAGAGTATACCTAAACTGGACTTTTATTGATGATAAAGAAATAAATATTTATTCGTGTCCAGTAGAATTAGCAAAAGATGGTACACCTAGTCCTGTCATGGGTTTTGACTTAGAAACTAAAGAATACATGGTCAGTAAGAAATCAACTATTGAACATGGTAGAGATATTATTCCGGTAGTTAAGATTCAAGCCCCAGAGAATCTATGGGTAGTCAAAGAAGCCATTTATTTGGTTCTAGAACACATCCGAGTTCACAATAATCTTTCCTATACTGCTAATTTGGCTGGACAGATTCAAAGACTATTTACTCCGATGGCGGAAACTGTTGATAAAATGGTGGACATTGAAGAAGCCAAACAACAAACTGGTAATCATAGAGTTTTGATTGGGTCAGGATTTAGCTTTAATGAGACTACTGGTTCAGCGATTTCCACTATTACAGGCTATTTACAAGGTATTGAATCTAGAATCAAAGATTTAGTATTTAGTAACGGTATTTCTGCTGGTACTGATAGACCAATGCAAGAGTCTGGTGTGGCTAAAAGTATGGACTTTATCAGCCAAGAACAAGCTTTGACCGCCTACGGTGAGGAATTGTTAAGATTCTTAGAGAACTGTTATAAGTTAGTAGCCTTAGCCCACGGTTTACCCCCTGATAAAGCCGAAATGATTTCAGTTTCAGGGTTGAATGAGTTCGTTCTAGATTCTGTTGATGCTAAGGTAGACCGCCTTGCCCGATTGGAAAAACTAGAAACACCAATCGCTGACACTGCGATGAGATTGGTAACTGAAGATTTACAACGAGCTTTAACTCCTAATGCTTCTATTGATGAACAAAATACTATTCAAAATGAAACTAAGGAATCCTTCAAACCAGAAGAACATTTTGAACTATCTATGGAGGAATTAAGTTCTTTAGTTCTGAATCAGATTGTATCAGTTAAGACAGCACAAGAATTGTTAGGATTTGACCCTGAAGCAGAATGGGAAAACATATCTGAACAAATGCGAAATATGCAAGAGATTCAGGCAGAAGCAGAACCAGAACCAGAAGCTGAAGGTGAAGGTGAAGGTGAAACAGTAGCAGTTGACCTTGATATGCAAATCCAGGAAGTGGCAAGTGCTTTATCTATGGCCACTGATGCTACTGTAGTTGAGGTTCTAGACGGTGTAGGATATGTTGAGGGAGGAGATAACCTACAAGGGATTTTAGATACCTTAATGGCTGAATTATCGCAGAAGTTGGAAATCCCCCTAGAGGAGGTTAAATCTATGGTTTCGGGGATGGAATAAAGTTTTGCAAAACCCTTGACAAACTCTGATAGACCGATAACATATAAACAGGGGTCAATAACCCCTAAACAATTTAGACTTTGAGGTTATCCGTATGTTGGCTTTAGGTTTCATCGCACTAACCCCTGTAGTATCTTGGCTGGTTTGGGAGAACTTGAATGTGATTTCCAGACTAATTTTGCTTAATTATATAGTCTATGGGGTTTTGGCATTAATTTGTGTAGCTACTACTATATGGCTATTTCAGATATTATTCTAGTATCTGGGGTCTAGCCCCATCGCCCAAGCCCAAATTAGAGCTTGGGTTAAAACTTTTAATGAAGAAACGAAATAATAAAAGAAAGGGGTCAGCAGTTCAAGACAAAGTAAAAACTGTAGGGGGGGCGTATAAACAAAAAGCCTTTGG